AAACCTGGTGCACCCAAATCTCACCCAGAGGGATCTCCGGTGGGATTCAGAAAAACTTTTTTATTTTACAGAAACTCTTTGTCGAGAGAAGTATTCCAGATTTCTAAAAATTTTTTTTGTCATTTCTCGATGTTTAGGTACGTGGTATCCTTGAGATTGTGCCAATAGTCCAAACGAAGATCAACCCTCTTCTCATCACCTGGATAATCAAGACCATCAATGGGAAATATACCTGGTTCAGGTGTCTTATGGGATACTAGATCCTTTCGTACGAATGATGCTTCGAACACTCGTGGGAAGTTAGCATCGAGCCATGGCATAAGGGGACAGTTGGTTCCGTGTACATGAGTACACACGAAATTTTTGTTCAGAATCTCAAACGTGCGGTCTATCTTCTCTTCGTATTGGACAACATTCCCAAAAATGTGAAACTCGATTACCAACTGTGAAAAGTTATTCAGGTACTTGAAGGAGTCGTTAAACAGGTCCCATTCACCTCCTTCAATGTCAATCTGCCCAAACAAATTTTTACAATCCTGGTGACCGTTTTCTCGATGTGATTATCTATCGTGTCATATGGCCCCATCTTTTCGGGTCCAACACCTTGTCTGAAAAAGTGAATATAATCCGGCTTATCAGTGATCTTCTCGGTAGTGTGGTCATACACATACGACTCCTTATTGTACTTGTCATAAAACGAACGCTCGAAACTCGTCTGGTCATTACAACCATAACTGTACAAGGCGTCATAGGAATCCAACTTTGAAAACACATAACCACCATCGCGGTTGTCCCCTAGGCGCATCTTTTCCAGGTTCGTTTCATAGGGAATACAATGCTTCTTTAACTTCTCACAAACGTAAATGTACCTCTTTTCAAAGTCGGTCATTAATCATTTATAGGTGACTATCTTTAAGTTTACTGTATATAAACAAGGATCATGTTCGTTTATATAGAGTATTAACTCTATTCCCATTTCTTACTCAATCATACGCAAAAGGTTGTATAGGTTCCATAAAATAACTTTGTGCTTACACTGTTCCATGTCATCATAATTTCTGTGAATGAAAAGAATAAGTTTATTGTCATCTAACTCACATGTATCACCATGTAATTCTTCCATGCGACTTTTACCCTCTTGACTCAAACGACCGCATCGGATATAGTCAGCGATGATATAGACGATAGCATCTAGAAATTCTTCACGTGCCATCTCGAACCACGAGTTTTCTTTGGTACCCCAAGACGTCGTGTCATCATCTACTCTAACACCGTGACCATATTTTCTCACACCCAAGTCCAACCTCGCTTCAAGTTCAGCGTCCATATACATGTTAATAACGTGACCTTTTTATACTGATTACATGGGTTGCTGCTTCACACCACCCTTCTTAGATTTTTCTTCCGCAGCCTTCATATCAGCTTCCGCCTTAGCTAAATCACTCTCAACCTTCTTGGCAATATCTTTATTGATTTTGTTCCCCTTTTCTAATGACATACCATGAAGCTTGTCAAGATTGTCCTTAGCAGCCTGAATCTCAGCCTCACCCTTCTTAACAAGCAACTTCGCTTTTTGTACCTCGTCAGCTATAGCCTTCGTGTTATCCGCGATAACTTTGGCCTCAATTTTCTTGGCACTAGTCATCGCACCCACAACCTTCGCAGCTTCATCTTTATGTTTCTTATGCTCCATCTTGATCCGCTCGATTTCCGCCTTATCGGCATCTGTCAGTGGTGGCTGTATGTATTCTTTTCCATCGAGTTCAACAATCACGGCATCTTTGGGAGCGCGTACAAAAGTTTCTTGTTGCACCCGAGCCAGTAAAAGTATTATAACAAGTACGATTTGAGTAATTAAGAAATACTTTAATACAACATTCATTTATATAGAACTACATTTTATTTTGGTTTCTAAGTGCCGCGAGTTCTTTGGTGCGCTGTGCTTGGTTTTTGCGAAGTACAAGATCGGAAAGTATGGTCTCCTTTTTCATATCTTCCTTACGCTGACGAAGCTGCTGTAAATATTTGAGATTATTCTCACGCCGTTCCATTTCTTGTTTCTGTTTGGTAAGTTCGGTAAGCCTCTCACGCTTTTTTATATTGTCCTTTTCCTGTTGAAGCTGTTTCAAATACTTTTTGTTTTCGTCACTAGGAGGCTCCACCATTTTTTCAGCGTCTTCCTGCATCTTCTTTTTCTCGTCCATACTCGCTTTGATAGCATCTAAATCTTTCTTCATACCTACGGTTCGGGTAACCTCATCTTTGATCTTCATGACTTCTTTGGACATGGCATTCGCCTTATCAGTTAAATAATTTTCACGTTTCTTGATTTCTCGTAACTGAGCCATGAGTTCCTTCGCGCGCGAAACATCTTGAGTATCTTTCGTTCCACGATCCCGCGCAATTTTATCCCGTATTTGGATAAGCTCTCCGATGATATTGGTGACTTTTTCACCAGTGAATTTCTCAACATTTTTAGCGGAACCAGCCTGCATCTTATCAAGAGTCTCCTGTAATTCCTTCGCTCGCACGAGGTCTTCTCGAGCATTTTGCATTTTGTCGACAACGGCGTTATTCAAGTCTGTGACACTCATTTATATACCATTGGAAAATTATTTATCGAATTTGGGTGAAAATTTATTACCATACATGAAATGTCTAGGTCTCTCATTCAAAGTTTCGTTACGAGGTTTCACAGCACTTCCATTATCCAGGGCATTTACAGTCAACAGTAAAGCTGTGATAAATCCCATAAGTCCGTACGGCATTTATTCTATGCGGCGATTTTTTTGAGACGTGACCGAAGAGTCATACCATCACTACCAAAAACTTCCGTTATATCCCCGATGAGTGCTGAATTGAACATGTCGCCGTGTGTGTCACACAACATACACGGTGTATTGCGAACTTGACCAGGTGCGTGATTGTGAACCGGCACGTTTTTCTTCACATTTCGTTTAACCTTCTTTTGTACAACGGGTAGACTGGGGTCGTGTCGTTCACAAAAGGTTTGTCCATCGAGACACTTTCGCTTACAAGGGTTACCCCTCATATTGAGAAATGTACAAGCTTGCTTTTTAGCGCGTGGGGGTTTAGGCTGTTTAGGTGGCTTAGCCGGTCTCGAGTGCACCTTACACGTACTACCACCTTCCATACAATATTTCGAGCACTGCACACCCTTAGCGGTCACACTTGGGCATCGAATCTTCTCAACCTTTGGTTTCTTCTTCTGCTTACCATCTCGAAGAGTCTCGATTTCGTTCCTGAGCTCTTCGTTGACACGCTTGAGCTCTTCGATTTCGGCAACCAGTGCGAGGTATTCCATTTTTATTTTTACTTAAAGAATCAAGACACTTCGCTCGACTTAGGTTATTTTTTTATTTGTGAATCATAAGATGGCACACGTCTCGCTCGAAGATCTGCCTAAAAAAATTCAGTATATAGCGGTTGACTCCCACTATGTCGACGGGACAAACAATGTCTTCTCGGTCAACTTTGACCTTGAATCAAACATGTTCATAGAACAGATGGATAAGGTCATCGGGTTCAAACTTGTAGACTTTTATATCACACAGGTCGGTGAGGCTAACCCGAACAGTGATAACAGACCAAGCGATATCGCCAAGTTCGTCGACATAAAGTGTGCAGAGATTCCCAAACGCGGACAAATCCTGAGTGAGGCGCACGGTATGCTTTTAGCACGAGTACCCCTCGAGCGTCACTATTCACACTCATCGCATACGATTTTACGCGATAAACAATGGCGCGCGTTTAACCGTAAGACGAACTATTTTAATCCTATATCCATAAAGAAACTAAACTTTGAAATATACGAGGAACAGGGTGACGATGATTATGTCCTTCTCCAACCAGATGCCACGTGGCACATGATCTTTGAAGTCACGACGATAGATGTGAAAGAAAAACCTGTTAACCGAGAACTCCAAATCTTGGAGGCATTGCACACTCTCATCGGGAAGATCGAGACTTTGAACGAAAATGTTCGAAAACTTCCGGAGAAAGAAGAGGATAAACCGAAGCGAAAAAAGATTTCATTTAATTACATTTTGTTAGCTCTAGCTTTAATAGCTGGCGGGTACGTATACTTTATTAATCGTAGGGGTGCTCCACAAGTGGGCGTTCCGATGGGTGTACCCTCATAAATACACATCTCCATTGCGCCACATTTCACCATAATCGTTACCACCCGATATGTCTGAATTGTCTCCACCCTTCAGATCAGTATATTTAACCTTCACCATTCGGATTTCACCAAACTTTATATATTGTTCATCATCTTCAATCACATGCTCACCCATCATGTACCCTTCTTCGTTAAATCGAAAATGATCTATACACGCATTCATGAACCCTCCGGGACCTGTGGGTTGTAAGCAATCTATACCATGATGTTTATGTTGTACATTCCACATGATAAGATCTATCATCTTTTGTATCACTGGGTGGCCCGGGACTACACCAATGAACCCGTTATACATACACGGGTACGCTTGTGGTCTATCGATACATGTGCATATGGGTTTATTGTTCGGGTACAAAAGATCTAATGGCTGCAAACAAACCATTCGCGCATCCGTATACCAACCACCTTGGATATAGAGTATCAACTGTCTCGCAAAATCGCACTTGAAGGCGTATGGTTTTATTTTCATATAAGCTTCGAATATACTCTTATCGTAGTTCTCTGCAATATACCGAACACAATCGTTTCCAGAGTACAGTTTTATTGTGTACTCAGGATTCTTCTCTTGCCAAGTATCAATCGCATTTTGAAATTTTTTTGGTAACTCTGGCAATTGACCGTTATCGGTGATGAGTATCTTGTGAATAACTTTAGGTATAGGCATTATCTATTGATGAAGCGTCACCTTTAAATTCATTGGGTACACTCGCCAATGCTTCATCATTCGCAAGTTCCAGCTTGTATCTCCCACCGGCGTGTAGTCCCTCCTCAATGAATTTTTTGCACGACTCGGAGTCCATCTTGACAACATCGTCATCATAACAATGGCCAAAGTTTTGCATCTTATTCAAAAGAAATGCGTCATCACCAAATGACGAAAAGTGCCAACCCGCATCGCGATAGTGAGGAAATTTCCAACGGTGGTCGCGAAGATACTGTGGATTTACGTGTTTGAACGCACTCTTTTTGGTAAGTACGGTACCAAACCACGGCTCCAGCTTTTGGATATATTTGAGACTGTACTGAAAGGCTGTCATGTTGAATGAACATGCGTCCACATTAGGTGGAAGTTTTATATGGTCCCTATTCGGAACTTCATCGACGTCCGATACCATGACCAATGTGTCATCATCGAACGACTCTAGACCGCGCAGTATACAGTTTCGTTGATGATTTTCACGTGACCACGGATCTTTCTCAGTTGGATTATCTTCAACAATTACATGTATGATCTTATCATTCCATTCACTGAACATGTCTCGATGTTCGTCGTAAAACAACTTTTTTGGGTTACCCCTATGCGTCACCGTAGATTCGACTAATACAAATTTGTCCACTATGGGTGAAAGATATGCCAGACGTTTCTTCAACATGTCAAGTTCGTTATAAAAAGTGAAACAATCTACGAGCATTACACTTTTTACGTCTCACGTCTTTAAAATGTGTTTAAAAGATAAAATCCACTATTGGTAAATGTGTGGCATACTCGCCCTGTTCGGTGAAGAGGTGGAGGTCGCGAGGCACCTTCTTGACCACAGGGGACCAGATGCGTATAAGACGGATACACTTGGTAAGTGTCGCATGGATTTTTACCGTCTCGCCATAAACGACCTTACTCAATCTGGTATGCAGCCATTTAAACAGAATGGGAGTATGCTGATGTGCAATGGGGAAATATACAACCATGCACAGTTCCGAACTGGTGATGAAAAGGGTGCGAGTGATTGCGAAATCATCATGCCTCTTATCAAAACATTTGGAATAATGAAAACGGTCGATATGTTACGTGGTGACTTCGCATTCGCATACACTGATGGAAAGCGACTGCTCGCGGCACGTGACCCGTACGGTGTTCGACCTCTCTTCTTTTCTAGGTACGATACTGGTTCGATCGCCCTCGCGAGTGAAGCTAAGGCGCTCATGTTTTTGAAGTCCGAAATTTTCGTATTTCCACCGGGACACGTGTATGATTCATATGTCGATGACTTTGTATGCTACCATAACACGTATTGGGACGTGCACAAATACATCAAGAACGATCACATCAAGGACATCAAGGATACGTTCAAGTCCGCGGTATTTAAGCGTCTCGATAACAGTGACAGGGACATAGGATTTCTATTGTCGGGCGGGTTGGATAGTAGCTTGGTCGCCGCGGTTGCTGCAAAGAAACTTGGTACGATCAGAACATTCTCCATCGGTCTCAAAGATAGTCCCGATTTGCACGCGGCGCGCGTCGTGTCAAAGTATATAGGAAGCGATCACACAGAAGTTCACTTCACACCCGAAGAAGGTTTGTCGGTGCTAAAGAATGTCATACACTCTTTAGAGTCATACGACACGACTACGGTGCGTGCGAGCGTTCCCATGTGGCTACTCTGCAAATACATCAAGGAAAAGACGACTTGCAGGTACATCTTTTCTGGTGAAGGTGCCGATGAAATTCTTGGCGGGTACCTGTACTTTCACAACGCACCCGGTGTCGAAGAATTCGCCGTCGAGAACATGCGTCGTCTCCGTTTGATTCACCAATTCGACGGACTCCGTGCTGATAGATGTGCGGGTGCCCACGGTCTAGACCTCATCGTTCCGTTCTTGGACCGCGATTTTGTTGAAACGTGTATGACCATGAATCAGAATAACAAGATTTCTGACATAGAAAAAGCGGTACTGCGTGAAGCCTTCGACGGTTATCTACCCGTTGAGATACTGTGGAGACGTAAGGACGGTATGAGTGATGCCGTAGGAACGACGTGGGTCGACAGTCTCAAAAAATATGCAAGTGAACGCGTTTCTGATAGACGTTTCAACAGAATCCGTGATCAGGCGCGAGGGTACAATGTTCCTCTCACGAAAGAGGAAGCCTTTTACCGTGAAATGTTTTGGTCCATGTACGATCACGACAACGATCACCTCATCTCCGAGATATGGAGACCGAAATGGACAAAGGTGACCGACCCGAGTGCAAGACTGTTAATCGATGAAAATGACGCCGTGATAAAATCTTCTGCGTAAAATTTATGGGGGGACGAAAGAACAGGCGCGAAAAATTATCACCATGCTCATTTGAAACCGAAGTGTATGAGGAACAATTTGAGATGGAAATAAACACAACCCCCACATCTACACCCAAAAATGATACACAAAAGGCGTACAACCGCGCTTTATATAGTTTGAATAAACCTATGGTGTTTGCGATAGGTCCGGCCGGTACCGGTAAAACTATGTTGGCGTGTCACGCGGCTATCATTGGGTTCAACGAAGGTACGTACAAGAAAATCATCATCACACGCCCGGCTGTTTCTGTAGAAGAAGATATAGGTTATTTACCCGGAACACTCGAAGAGAAGATGGATCCATGGACCCGACCCATCATGGATATCTTCGCGGAATATTTCTCGCAGGCGCAAATCTCGAACATGATAAAAGAGCGCGTTCTCGAAATATGCCCGTTAGCGTACATGCGCGGGCGAACGTTCAAGGACGCGTTCATCATAGCCGACGAGATGCAAAACTCTACACCGAACCAAATGAAAATGTTACTGACCCGAATGGGTGACAACAGCAAAATGATTGTCACCGGCGATCTCATGCAACATGATAGAAAATACGATGAAAACGGGTTGAAAGACATATTCTTGAAAATACGAAACCTCGAACACAAGCGGATCGCACTTGTTCAGTTCACACACGTCGACATCGAAAGAAGTCAGGTCGTGCGCGACATACTGGAACTGTACGGAGATGCGTAATACAGTAGACTTTAAAAACTGATAGAATACCATGTACGGATTAGGATTATCTAAATGCATAGGAGTTGAAAATATTCGGATACACGGAAAACGTCACACGCTGTTCAAGACCGACGACAAGCGCCTACGAATGGTCGATGGCACGTGTCCTCATAGAGGGGCGAAGCTCGCAGATGGGCGTGTAAAGGGACAGAACATTCAGTGTCCATACCACGGGTGGGAATTCGGTGGTGATGGAAAATTGAAAAAGGTTCCAACTTCGGAAACTCTACCGTGTGGAGCGGATCTCCAGACGTATCCGGTCATAGAAGATGGTGGATTTGTGTGGATGTCGGATACGTATGACGATTTACCTACACGCCATTGTGAAGAATTATTTGATCCTTCGTGGGTAAAAGTATACGGTTCCAAGGAGTTACAGGGAAATATGACGGATTGGATTCTCAACGGAACGGACATTTCTCACATCAACTATGTTCACGATTTCGCAGATGAAAATAACGGTGTAGTGACCAACACACACGTCGAAATGTTCGATAGATACGTCGATTGCTTCGCTACCGTGCAACCCAAGGCCTCCTCGGCGTTCACTAAACACATGCAACCGGACAAAGGGTCTAACGTACGCGCGCGTTTCGTAGGTCCCGGCACCAGTATCATACGTATCCGCTTGAATGGACCTTACGAATTCATAACCTTCACCACACTTCTTCCAATGGACGAGGAGAACACCAAAATGTCGTGGTGTTTATTGTATCCCAAGATGCCCCTATTAGATAACCCGCTGATTTACACCAGGTTTTATAATAAGATGTTCGAGACTGTGGCGCAAGACGAAGCGATTATACGAAATCTTGAGTGGGTTCCACTCTCAATAAATGTTAAATGTGACATTTTTCAATTAAAAGCGCTAGAACTCTTAAAGAATCGCACCCTTCTTATCGATGGCGAAAAATAAAATGGGAGTTCGTTTTACCTTCTCCAACTCCGGTACCGATAGACAGACACCCTTCTCTATTATCGACTCCGGATAATACTCTTTGACGAGATTCTCAAACTCGGTGAGTCCACCCAATTGCTGCACAGCCGCGTCATAGCCTCCGTCACCAGATTTCCCCTCAATGATATAGACCTCCCGATTCATCTTGATAACCAGGTCTGGTATATTCATCTCCTTCGGGACTGAAACGTTCTTGTCGGGCGCCCTAAACTTACTCCGAGCTCCACCTGCGTGGTTATGAAACAAGACGGAAAATCCATTGGTATATGCCAGTGCATGTAATAAGATTGTGGACAGCTTTTCAGAGACGGCACCAGACAGCCTTTTGTAATACGCATCTTTCAAAGGTGTACCGAGTGTCGTCACGTGCTCGAAGCCCTCGAGTTTGAGATTGACGTCGCGGTTGGCAATCATGAACTTGTGATCAGATCTACACAATTTGTCTACACCATGTGACGTCACCGTGATAGTACAATTTGGAACGAAACTTTTGATGGTCATAGCAAGTATAGAAACGATACCGATGTTTGGATCGTGAGAAATCTGCCTCCCATTCCCCTTGGAGAGCCTCGCATTCAACACAAAGGTAAACTCCCCCGTTTGAAATATCTGCATGGGAACGTTACCCTCCTTCTTTCTCATGTAATTGACTTCATAGATCAACTCGTTGACATTATCGAACGCCTCGACATCTTTCAGAAGATCGTCGAATGGTTCGTCTCTGTAATACATGGGGATCCCATGCGTCTTGTATATTTTTGCGTGCAACATAGCCGTGTCCGTGTTGTATGAAGGTCGTTGGGAATACAGAAACACGAACGGTACGTCGGGGTAGTACTTGCGAGCGACGACAAACTTCGTCGCCCTCTGTCCCAAGCAACTGTTCCTCGACTCACTCTCCGTCGTTTGCGTCGCCTCGACGAGAAGAATTGGAGCACCATCTTCAAGTACGATATAGTCACACATAGAACCACCAGGTTTGATGAATTCTATAAATACGTCTGGCTCACCCTTCACTCGTAGCTGAAATGTCCACAGGCCATCGTCGTCCAGGCAATGTTCATATCTGACAGTGTCGATGACTGACCCTCGCAGATGCGACAAAATCCATGCGACGTCTTCTTCTTGTGGATACTCCTCCGTCAAAATCGTTATCATATCTCCTTACTTTTCAAACAATAAATTATTCACTTAGGTTAAGTCTCTGGTTGGATTTTTCAAAAATAACAGAATCTTTCTCGAACCCGACGTACAGTCTTTGTGTATTTCTACATGCGATAGCGGTCGTCGCGGAACCCATACACGAATCTAAAACCACATCACCTTCGTCACTAAACGTACGAATCAGATACTCTATGAGCTGAATAGGTTTTTGTGTTGGGTGTATACACTTCCCCTCGTTCTTAAACTCGAGTACACTTCTCGGATAGTTCGTGACTGTCTGCACATAATCACTTTGCGTCTTGCGCCCCTTTCGATGTTCGGTATCACCCGTCTTACCCTTCATGACCTTGTTACACGACGTGGTACCCTGTGGATTATACGTCATCTTGTTCTTAGCATTCTTTGACGTTTTACCTTCCGAGAACACGAGAATGTCTTCGTGTTCACAAAGCACCTTATACGGCGCCTGTGCGAACCCACCCGGTTTAGACTTTTTCCACACGAGCGAATATTTGAACATCTCGTAGTTTGAACTGACGAGCCTACTCGTGAATGGCTGTTGTCCAAACAAGACGACCGTTCCGTAAGGTTTTAGTACGCGTTTGTACTCCCGCCACATATCATCGAGGTTGATCACCGTATCCCATTTACACTCCGTCACGCCGTAGGGAAGATCTGTACAGATCATGTCTACACTATGGTCCGGTAAGCGTTTACTCATACCTTCGATACAGCACTCGTTAAAGATGGTATTCTTCCACGTGTCAACGCGTACACAGACATGAATTCTCTCCACGACCTTCGAAGCACCCTTCCCGTTACACGTGAAACGTTTATGGTCAATCTCTACGCAAGTATACGTACCAAATTTCCTAAACGCATCGACGAGATCTTCTTCGGGTATGATACCTTCGTCGTTGTAACTCATCACGATCACCTTAGCTTTACACACACTCAAAAAATGTTTCAGTTCATCTAGACACTTCGTCTTTGAGCACCACGCCGACGACTGTACGCTCACAGGTGTACCCGTCTTGTTATCCTTGATCTGTATGGTATCGTCATATTTAGCGATGGTTTCTAACACGTGGTAATACGTCGCATAGTTTCGTTGATTATACGGTGGGTCCATGTACACAACGTCGTACTCGGTATCGAGTTTCTCTCGGGCATCTGTATGGTACGCCGTACCTCTCGTATGATTCTGGAGTTCAATGTGGGCTTCGAGGGTGAACGGTTTGAGTGCCCTAGGATCCCACGTTTCGTTGAACGCACCGTATGTTCCCGGAATATTGGAAAACCGAGACACGGATTCTATGAGATTACCTAGGAGTAGCATGTACTCATCTTCAGTGACCGTGTTATTGACGCGCATCACATTTAGTTCGGTTCGTATAGCATCTATCTTCATAGCGTTTTCAGTCGTCAAATATTTGCGATTTCCATGGGGAGAATACAACTTCGTGACTAAACCGACGGAAGGCTCGAGGGTATTAAGGTGGTCTACGTGAGTATCTATGTGAACGTCGTCACGTTTCAGACACCGTGAGTAGCACAGTACGTAGGCATAGTAGTTCACATCACACACGTCCACCGTTTCGAAGTTTTCGCATAAGGACTTCGTGACACACCCAGTTCCACCGAAACAGTCTAAAACACTCGCCTTGTCAGATACCCGGGTTTTGATCTCTTCGACGATTTGGTCGACGATGGCACCCTTGTTGCCCAGGTATCGCATGTACATTTTTAAATTCTTAACTTTAACTGACATCTCAACCTAAGTGTTTTATTTTCGGAACAAAAATTAAGATGTCGAGGCTCAAGTTCGTCGCCGAGTTGAATCGATTACATAATCTAAAAATAGACTGTCTCGAATGCCATAGTCAGATTGTTCATAGAATTTCCGTGCTCGAAAAAAATTTACAGACCCCAGAGAAACTCTTACACCCAGAGATTGTTAGAAAACAAAAAATATTTCTTGAAAAAGAAACCAAACGCCTTTTTCGACAAATAAAAGAGATTGAAACAAAGATGGATTTTGTGTCAAAACTAACTGACATTAAAAAATCTTACGCTCAGGGCCGCGACGAATGAGGAAAATGTGATCATACATGTGAAGTAACCCAATGGATAGCGCGAGGGTGCTCACCACAAGGGTATTGGTTTTGCGGGCAGTCCAGACATGGGCGAGAATGAGACCGACGAGTACCATCTGTACGAGGGTCAGTTTAGGCGCGGGTACGACGAAGCGTTTGTCGAGCGTATCAAGCTTCTCGGTGGGTTCGGGTGTCGCGTAAGCGGACGTTCTCTTATATCCTGGCATTTATTATATGCGCATAAAAAAATGCTGAGATATGGTCTGATACTATTGTCCCTAGTTCTGTATGATTATTATAAGAGTCCCATAGACTTATTGTATTTTAATAAACCTCTCAGACCTTTCTACGGTATACGAAACACTATCATAGACGCATTGGCACATAGATCTACCTACGAGGTGCGGGACTATCGGGGACTTCATTTGGTGAAAAAACATTTTAGAAAAATTCGCCGCGAGTACGAAACCCTTTCACCACAACTTTCAAAAACTTTTTTTCACGATACGGACCCATGGTTCGACAGGAATGAGGCGTATTATTTTTACAACACGTCACATTTCCCAAAACTTCACTCTCTCTTGAAACAAATACCATGCGTACACGAAGAAACCGCCGTCGTGGCCGTGATGAAAGGTCCCGTGTACATACCCCCACACAGGGCTGAGACGAATCTTCAATTACGATACCATTTTACTATAAAGAGTGGGGAGGATTGCACCCTTTATACTACTGGACACGCACATACACATGCGGAAGGTGAAGAATTTTTATTTGACCATTCGAGGTACCACGAATTGAGAAAGACGGGACACGATGAGCGGGTCGTTTTGATTTTGGATATCAAGCGATTTACTCCGTAGTGGCGGGCGCCGCCTTCTTCTTAGCGGGTGCCTTCTTGGCAGCGGGCTTCGCGGGGGCCGCCCCAGCGGAAACACACTTGCACTCACACGCGGGGCCGGCAGGACCGGCGGGGCCAGCAGGACCGCGTGGGCCTGGGGCGCCACGGTCACCCTTCTCACCGGGGGCACCGGGGGCACCGGGACCACCTGCACCACCCGCACCGACGAGATCGACGAGCTTAGAGATGGTCGCGTATAAACGATTCTTGTCGAGACGAGCGAGCTTGAGTTCATCTTCGATTTCTTTTCGCAGGGACTCCATTGTATATATATAAAAGAGAGATTATCTTTAACACTAATGATCATCATAGGACCCACCCTGAAATCGGGAATCGGACAACATGCGAAAAAGTACACGAACCTTTTCCCAGATGCTGAGTATTACACCATAGGAAGTCATCTCCCTGAGATGGAATACGGCCTGATATTTACGATACCCACGGACGTGTGTATCGAGTATGTGAAATATGCCAAAACCCGAATTCGCAAGTTGGCGTGTATGACTGTGTGCGAAACAGAGACTGTGCACGAAGCGTACGGCCTACTTTTCAAAGAATTTGAAACCATCTTCGTACCCAGTAAATTTTGTCAGAAGGTTTTGTCTAGACAATTTCCTGATACTACGTTCAAGGTAATCCACGCTCACATTCCGACGATGAAGAAACGACCATACGTGTTTTACCACATAGGAAACATCATGGACAATCGTAAAAATTTCCAGAAAGTTGTTGAGGCGTTCGTCCGTCTTAATGACCCGAACACGAGACTTCTCGTGAAAGCCACGTGTAACCAAGACGTGGATATTCAACTTCCCCGCGTTGAAGTGATTAACGGTCTTCTCTCTGATGAAAAGATGAATGAGATACACGATATGGGTGATTGTTACGTGAGCTTCTCACACTCTGAAGGTGTTGGAATGGGTGCAGTCGAAGCGGCGTTGCGTAACAAACCCGTCATCATCGCAGAGTATGGTGGAGCACCCGAATACATCAAGACCCCGTATACCATCGATTGTGAACTTCAACAATTGGAGAAAGACGATTTCCTATTCAAGAAAGGAATGTATTGGGGAAATCCCAATTTCGATCAATTGATGGAGTTCATGAAACACGCGCGCGATAACAACGTTTTACACATGGACCATTCTCATACAAGGAAACTTGTGAGTAAAGAGAATGTTTTACGCGAATTCGTCGACAATATAATTAGTGACAAAAACGATAATTCCGGTGAGGAGAGCACCTGATCCGAGCGACCCCTTTTGAGAAATAAGAAGCATGTTGAGATCGTCTATGAACTTAACACCCGTGGGTTTCTTGAGTACATCTGGCATAATCTTCGCGATAGCCAGATATACGATCATCGATATAATGACCGGTTTTAACGTATCTTCGTCAAACATTTATATTACACCTACAAAATAATCTTCTTGGTTCCTAGCACACTCTCAGAATCTTTCATACGATGCTTTTTGCAATAACACCCATTCACCGCCCTGAACGTACACTTTTTCCCCTTGAGCGTAAACGCTTGACAAATACCACTCATGTTCTTTTTCTCGACGACTCTTTCAGGTGCCTCGTCGAGAAAAACAATTGTTCTGGACATCTTCTTGCGTTGATGCGCTTCGTACGCATCACGCATCTTCTTCACGCTGCGGGCGAGGTGTTCTTCACGGGTGTTCATTGTTTTTTGATTTTGATACTTTTCTGTGTTTCAAGTTTACTTAGGTTGATTTAATTAAAGCAAAGAATTCCTTCTTCACCATGAGATTAAAATGGACCCACGAATGTCATAAGTGCGAAGCGCCCCTGGATCCGTCTATTATAGCACGAACAAAAGAATCGAGAGTATTCTTACGGTGGTACAGACATATCCGCCCCATATTCATGATGAATAACGATTCTCGATTTTCGTTCATAGGATCTAAAGTGTATCGCGTATGTTATTCGTGCTTCAAACTAAAGACCAAACCTTCTATTCAAAGTTTAAAGTCTAGAGAATTGGGTGTAACGCGACGGGTCGTTCCCGCGAGTAAAGCGAAAACAAAAGAGGAAGTGTGTATGTGGTTTCATGGCTTATTAAGAGAAGCGTCGAGACAAAATATCCTAAGCTAAATCTATTTGACACGACTGCATCTCTTTTACGTGATCACCTTCGTCGTCACGAATACGGGTAAAAACGTCGTAAAGGTTATTGACATCGCCGTAATAGCTGGAAGCTATGGCTGGTGGGTGCTCGAGTGAGAGACTCACACCGTGATTTTTAAGAAACTCGTCGTACGTATGATACGCGTGCTCTTCAATTTGCTCCGATAGATTGTACGCCATTCTAGGGGACATCACATATAAGAGGCAAGTCAACCAGTAATATGCGAAAGCTGCGTGCTGCGCAAAAAAGCGGTCCACGAAACGTTCGTCGCCACCCAGGTTCTCCATGATGAGGAGATGGTGGTATTCGTTCATAGTCTGCGCGAAATGTGTCTCGAGGTAATCGGCTTTACGCCATATGCCAAGTGTCTCATACAGATGTAGAACGGAGACAAACGAAAAATAAGGAACGCGTGCAACCGTCTCGAGGACATAGAAGCGGGCATAGTCGCGATCTTTATACACCCTGTCAATAACCTTCACGGCCGACTTAACGACAACCTTATTGATTCGTTTTTCAAGTTTAGCGGGGAGTGGGTGACGTGCTAGTACTAACATCACTATATGGGTATGTGAAAAAAAATATTAGCAAAATTTAGATAATGTTAAGATCTGAGCCAAACGTCAGATGTTGCCTTTGTCCGGGGAATAAAGTCACTCTTAAGAACGAGAGTAACTTCAGGGTTTGTTACGAAATTGTCGTACTGAAAGGTGCGAAGGTAAACCACCTAAAGGTTGGTGTGTCCGGACCAGGCGGAAATGGAATCAACGGTGAAGCCGACATCAAAGATGCCGAACGTCTTCCACCCGAACGTGGTGAGCTGTATCCACACAAGCCAGTTTTTGTCACCATCTCCGGTGGTAAAATATTTACAGTGAGGTACAAATACGTGGGATTACACACGGACTGGGCACCCGAAACGAGAAACTTCTCCGTGCTCGACGATTTAGTGTTTGAGCAACCACTCGTAGAAGAAATCGATCATATTCATAAAGTCGACGAGGAAGAAAAACGAAAGAAGGAGGAAGATGAGGTAAGATTGCGAAAAGAAAAGGAAGCGGAAAAAAAGAAGAGAGAGGTAGAAGAAAGGAAAAAACGAGAGGAAGAAAAGGCGATACACCGAATGTGCTCGAGTACGTTTAAGCACATGTGTAGCGCACCCGACACACCCAAGCGACAGTGTCCACGATGTGGCGACTGGTACTGCAACCACCACTTTAAACCAAATAATAACCCCTTCGGAACAGGTGGTCACGTTTGTAAATAAAATCTACAGTACTATCAAAATGGAATGCGCGACTTTATTTAAACACACCTGTTCATCTGGAGAACGTACAAAGTGTTCGAAATGTGGATACAGTTACTGTAGTTACCACTTTAATATAAATAACAATTATTTCGGAAGAGGTGGTCACGTGTGTAATTAGACCTAAGTCGTCTCGTGTATGACAAAAAAATTCATGTTATTCAAAACAACCAACAAGCTTTCGAAATTTTTCAACTGAAACAATGGAAGATCTCCAAAGCCTCATGGCCTGCCTCGACGACATCTCCAGCAAGATCGGAGATGGTATGTATCTCCACATGGCTGACAAGCTCAAGAATATCCACAATGAGCTCAATGGCAACAGACCCTTCCACGAGGACACCTTCTACTACAGTGACGAGGACGAAGGTGATGACGACGATGACAGTGGTTATGACAGCGACTACAACGAGCGAGCACGTCGACAGGTCGACATTCAACTCATCAGGGATCATCTTCTGGATTATGTGAGGAGCATGCACCAGGTGTGGGCGGAGGTTCAGAGATGGGAAAAGGAGGTGGAGAAAGAGCAGGCACGAGCTCGGCCACTTATCACACGCATGACTGCGGCGCGGAAGCGGGGGGCTATTCAGAGATGGTGTGAAAAAAACGCGGATCGGTGCCCCAGTAGTACTGCCGGGGATCTTATTGGGTGTGGTCCCATCGTCACTGGGTCTATCTTCTGGAACTGGAAAAACCTAATGGAAAACGGTCTTCATGCGATCGTGATGGAAATTGGAACTGAAGAGGAGATTGCAAGGGCGAAGACGGGTTTCATGTGCTACGACGACATTTCTCTTGCGACGCTTCAAAAACTTCCTGCGTTTGAGAAGAAGATTTATGACGACTTCAAGGACGAATGCAACGGTTTGTGCACTATCAATGATACCTTTATTGAAAATGCGAATGCGAATGTTCGCGAGCACGAAGAATCTATGCAAAGGTGGGAGATGTGCGCGAGGAGAGAGGAGGACAAGTTGAGGGAACTTGGTGCCCGTGTCTATGATCGCGATAGATGGGACGCGGAAGCTCATGTTTTTTTGATGGACGACGTCAACGGAACATTGGTGAACCAAGCCTAAGTTAGAGATTAGACTCGTAATAAGTATAAGAAAATATGGAATCAGTCCAAAAACTCACCCACATCGAACACATTCTCAAGAGACCTGACTCATATGTCGGTCCAGTAGAACAGGGTTTGGAACCCTACTGGATTCTCAATGGCGACAAGTTCGAGAAGAAGAACTTGAAATATTCCCCAGCTCTCTTGAAAATCTTCGACGAAATCTTGGTCAACGCGATTGATCGCAATTCCATGTATCCCAAGAATGTTACGTCCATCTCCGTCTCTATCGATAAGGATACTGGTGCGGTGACCATCGAGAACAACGGGCCTCTCGGAGGTATCGGTGTTCGAATGCACGAGAAGGAAGGTCTCTGGAACCCCGAACTCACGTTTGGTCACCTTCTCACGAGTACGAACTACGATGACTCCAAGAAGCGTATCGTGGGTGGTCGCAACGGCTACGGTGCCAAATTGACGAACATTTATTCCAGTGATTTTTCCATCGTGATCAAGGATCATGAATCCAAACAAACCTATTCTCAACAGTGGTCGAACAACATGACGACTTGTGAAAAACCAAAAATCAAAAAACACTCCGGTGCAACCTCATCGGTCTCGATCACTTTCACACCAGATTGGAAGAGATTCGGAATGTCCAAGATGGACGATACCATTTACAAGATTTTTCAGAAGCGAGTTTGGGACGCGAACATCTGTACCAGCTCCAACTGTAAAGTGAAGTTTAACGGTGACGTCCTTCCTAAGCAGAACTTCGATGCTTACGCCAAGATGCATGAGGGTGTCGAGAATGTCTCTATGGTGACGAGTGATCGTTGGTCCGTGTGTATTGGACCATCTGAGAATGGTATGGAACAGGTGTCGTTCGTCAATGGTATCTGCACGACAAAGGGTGGCACACACGTGGATCATGTGGCGTCCCATGTGGCTGCTGGTATCATCGACGATATGGCGAAGAAGATCAAGTTGAAGCCCCAACAGGTCAAGAACACCTTCACCATCTTCGTGAAGGCGACACTCGAGAACCCAACCTTCTCCAGTCAGGTCAAGTCTGAGTGTACCCTCAAGGCACAAGACTTTGGTTCCAAGTTTGAGCCACCCAAGAATTTTGTGAAGAATGTTCTCAAGACTGGTATCGCCGATGAGCTCACGGCACTCTCCAAGTTCAAGGAGATGAAGGAACTCAAAAAGTCTGATGGTGCTCGAAAGTCCAAGATTACTGGCATTCCCAAGTTGGACGACGCGAACAAGGCTGGTACATTACAATCTGGGAAGTGTACGCTCATCGTGACGGAGGGCGACTCGGCGAAGACTTTGGCAGTGGCTGGTCTCTCAGTGGTTGGTCGAGACTATTACGGTGTGTTCCCACTTCGCGGTAAGTGCAAGAATGTGCGAGACTCTTCGGTGGCTCAACTCACGTCTAACCAGGAGTTCAATGACCTCAAGAAGATTTTGGGTCTTCAACAAGGAAAAGAGTACAAAGATGTCTCCGAGCTTCGATACGGTCGTCTCATGATCATGACTGATGCCGATAACGATGGGTCTCACATCAAGGGTCTCATTCTCAACATGATTCACTATTTCTGGCCGAGCCTTCTCAAGCTCAACTTTGTGGTGTCTATGGTGACCCCAATCATCAAGGCGACGAAGGGTTCTGATACCAAATCGTTCTATACCGATTCGGCTTTTCGAGCCTGGTACGGTGACGGAAAGTCCGGTTGGAAGATCAAGTATTACAAGGGTCTCGGTACTTCCACGAGTGCAGAGGCTCGTGAATACTTCAAGAAGATCCAAGACCTCACTGTGAAGTTCGACGTGGATACGATGACTGACGAATCGATCGTCCTCGCATTCGATAAAAAGAAGGCGGACGCGCGAAAGTCTTGGCTCCTCGAGAGTACTTCGAAAGATGCGGGTCAACTCGAAGTTCCATATGGTAACGTGAAACAGTTGGATATCTCTGACTTTGTACACAAAGACCTGGTTAACTTCAGTCTCGCGGACTTGAAACGTTCGATCGCACATGTGGCAGATGGACTCAAGCCTTCTCAGCGTAAAGTGATGTACGCGTGTTTCCAAAAGAATCTCAAAGACGAGATGAAGGTGGCTCAATTGGCAGCCTACGTGGCTGAAAAGAGTGCCTATCACCACGGCGAGGTATCCCTGGCAGAAACGATTGTCAAATTGGCCAACGACTACACCGGTTCCAACAATATCAATCTCCTCGAACCGTGTGGTCAGTTCGGTACACGTCTCATGGGTGGAAAAGATGCGTCTCAGACGAGGTACATCTTCACGAAGCTCGCCAAAGAAGCTCGAAAGATCTTCGATCCAAGAGATGACGCCGTTCTTAACTATCTCGACGATGACGGTCGTCCCATCGAACCCGACTTTTACATGCCTACCCTTCCCATGGTTCTTGTGAATGGAACTGAAGGTATTGGAACGGGTTTCAGCTGCTATGTTCCCCCGTTCAATCCGAGTGATATCAGGGAGAATATCAATCGAATCCTAGTCGGTGACGACCCGGTTCAAATGAAACCCTGGTTCAGGGGATTTAAGGGTAAGGTGTTCAAAGACGATAACGATCAATGGATCGCAGAGGGTTTGTGGCGAGATACGGGTCTGAAAATCAAGGTGTCAGAACTTCCACCCGGACGCTGGACACAGGATTACAAAGAGTACCTGGATACACTCGTCGAGAAGAAGATCATCTCCAACTACACGAATAACAGTACGACCGAAGATGTGGATTTCGACATTGTCGGGTACACTGGTAAGGATCTCGTGAAAGATCTCAAGATGCGAAAAACCTTCCACACGTCGAACATGCATTTGTTCCACCCCACCAAGGGTATTCACAGGTACGCGAGTCCAGAAGAAATTCTTACGGATTTCGTCGATCTACGATTGGAGCATTACAAAAAGCGAAAGGAACATCTTATCGAGGTGCTTCAAAAGCGAGCTGAAATGTGTGGGCACAAATCGAAGTTCGTGACCATGGTCATCGAGGGAAAGTTGGTGGTGTTCAAGAGAAAGAAGGTGGATCTCGAAAAGGAGATGTCCACGATGTTCCCGAAGATTGACGGGTCGTGGGACTATCTACTCAATACCAAGACGGTCGAATACACCGAGGAACGGGTAAAATCGCTCATCGACGAAGCGACACAGGCGAATGTTGATCTCGAGCGTATGTTGAGAACCAGTCACGTCACGATGTGGAAAACGGATATTAAAAATATGTAAGTAATAGGTAGGTATGATCGCCGAAGGACCGGATCCCGGTGCACTCATCAGATTAAATGCCATAGGGCAACAAGATACATATTTAATCAACGACGATCCCGAACACTCGTTCTTTAAATATGACATGAAACGACACTCCAATTTCACAAAGTATCATAGAAGCACAAAAGTTGATAATCCAGGTACAAAAGCTACGTGGCCCATGGGTGAGACCGTGACTGTCACGTTAAATCCTAGAAACATGGGTGATCTACTCGCTAATATGTATATCGTCGTGGACTTCCCGGGTTTGACGGGGACCTCGAACGTTGCTGATCAGGTGGGGAGGCACATAGTAGAGAGTGTGAGTATGCACGTAGATGAGATAGAAGTTGAGAAATATTACGATGACTGGGGTATCATATACGACGAGATGTATCTCGATGCGTCCGAAAAGCGTACGAAGAGGTACATGATCAATAGAAATCTAGCAGAGGGTACTTCCATGCAAAACGATGAGGCTATCGTTCGAAACAGTTCCAAACTTATGATTCCCATACCACTCTTCTTCTCTAGAAAATACGAGGGTGACGAGTATGCCTCCAACGAGCCAAATCGTCCGTATTTCCCAATGTGCGCCATTCACAAGCAAAAGCTAGAATTTAAGATCCAGTTCCGTCCACAGTCGTTCTTCACGAATAGTCCGGATATTGTGACATTCCCAGAATTTTATGTCGTGACGGAAGAGATGACCGTGTCACCCGTGGAACGCACGTTTCTTATGACACAAAAGCAAGTGCTCACCACAGATATCGTGAAGAGGCACCCCTCTGTCGAGACCGAAGTGGGATCCAACGAAGTTAAATTACAACTCGTTCCGAACATTCCCGTGAAAACAATCTTCTGGTTTTTCAGAAGAAAGAACTATGAAGATCAAAACGAGGTCGTGGGGACTGGAACGACACTAGAGACCCACCTTTTTCAAAATCGATACAATTTCTCCTCGAGTAATAGCTTCAGCATATCCAACTCCTTTTTCACACCCGTGATGAACACGGCTAAATTTTTTATAAACGGACAAGACTTACCGAACATACTAAACCCGGGACACGCGTATTATAAATATGTGATACCTAACCTGAATAGACTGTCTCGACCTATACGAAATATTTACACGTACACTTTCTCGATGAATCCGATAAATGTGGAGCCATCGGGAAGTCTGGATTTCAGTAAACTTCGTTCGGATCGAACACTTTTAGAAGCGAAACTTGTCAATGGCCTCACCGATGTGTACACGCTTAACATGTACTACGTCGGGTACCAAACGTTTTTGTTTGAAGACGGCTTTATGAAGATCGCTTACTAAACAATTCTTCTTTGTTATCTCGAATGTAGTCTACAATTTTGTTTTTTATACACCATTTGATGAAATTTAACTGTGCGACAGTGGTATGAATTTCCTCAGATGTATCGGGGATCTTGTATGCGATTTTCTCAGACCTACAGAACGGGTCGAACAGTTTTTTACTGTATCCGTCTAAACTCGACTTATACGCGCAGTGTACACTAAAGAGCTTTCCATCGCTCGTGGTATACGTCGTGTTGTGCTTCTTAGAGTAGTTCGTGATGAACCATTCCAAGTTTCTAAGAGAGATACCACCAGACTTGTTCAAAAGTTCATGTAAAACTGTTTTATTTTCCGGTATTGCATAGAAGGTGTTTATAGATGATAGTAGTATATCGGACTTATTCATGTTTACCTATACTTGAATTGTATTCTCTAAACTATTTCGAGTTTCAAGTTCGCAACGAGGACACCCCGCAACTTTTCCGGAAGGAAATGGGTGATTGTGTCGAACATCAGTGTCGACTTTTGTGACAACGATCGGCCGACTTCCCTTGATGTGATGCGAGCAGTACCCATCACGACTCGACTTGTTCGTACACAAACGCCCATCTTGCTTCACACCCATACAAAAATCGGTGTTAGCCAACAACTCTCTTCGAGCTATACCCACGGGTATATTAAACTTTTTCGACAGTAGTTCGATGACCTCACACGTGCGTTCATAGACGCGTTTTTCGACTTCCTTATCGATGAGATTGAGGATTTGTTCAGGAAGTCCCATTACTATTCATGCGTCTCTATTTTTTAAATAGGTCGGAAATGAGTACCTGTTTGTCCTTCTTACTCACACGCTTCTTCTTCGGGGGTTTGGCGCGTTCCAGCAATTCACCAAAAATTTCCGTCTTAGGGTCCTCGAATAGAGGTTCGAGGAGATCGCACACGGGATTGAGAAACTTGTTGATAAAATAATACGAATAGTCGATGGGTAAGTTGTGTTCCTTGACATACTTGGGGTCTTCGGACTTTTCGAACGCTTTGGCTCTCGGGTCTTCTGTCTTGATAAGTAAATACGGTACGCGATCACCCGAACGAGGTTCCGAACCAGGTTGTCTCGCTCGCATCTTGGTGACAACGCGCACGTGTGCCATGTTGATGTCCACACTCGTAGGGTCATTCTCGTGTTCCTTATCAACCTTGGTGACGGACACACTCTTACCCTTCACCTTGTACGTATCCGAAAGTGACTGACTCAAGATGAGTTTCTCGTTAGGCACTTCACCTTCGAGTAACTCGATCGCACGCTGCCTCGCCAAATTCTTTGGACCGTCCGTATCACTACTTTCCAAGACGACATCTAGGAGTTCCTTACACACTTCACGCACGTGAGGTGTGTTGTCTCGGCGTACGAGCTGTAGACCCTTCACATCGATGTAATCCATGTTCATGTTTCCGTCTTTCCCCTTCGTCCATAGCTTGGCGGCGTATCTCTTTTTCGAGTACAAAAAGTATGGACAATAGACCTTCTCAAGCTCCAGATTGTTCGGCGCCTTGAAAAGTTTCGTACACTCTTCAGCTGCCCGCTCTCCAAGCTCCCAACTATACTCGATAGCTTCCATACCCTTTCTCTCACCCACATCGAATTCGACCATCACACTATCGGTGTCACCGTAGCGTACCTTCGCCCCCGGAAAGTTCTTCTCGACGTAATTTTTCGTATCGTCGATCATGCTTCGCCCTTTACCGGTGACTGTAGACGCGATGGCGACGCAGGGTAGCATTCCCTTCGACGCACCCGTGAATCCGTACACGGAGTTCATGGAAATCTTATACGCGAGCTGTTTGGCATTATACATTCTCTTGGTCGCACCGGTCGAATTAGCCATATCCTTCTTCGCCTGTTTTCTAAACTGCTTGAGTTCGAGAAGAATACTCGGCAAAAGACTTGGCACACCCTGTGCAAACTTGTACTGCCCGAACTCTTCATACACGACACCTGGAAGATTGTCGTATTTCTTATCCATGACGAGCGACGAATAGCACAGGTTATGCGCCATCATGATGGACGGGTACAGTCCCTCGAAATCTAGGGCTGTGATTGGTGTATAGTACGCACCGGACTGTGCATCGAGTACCGTGGCACCCTCGTACCCGGCCGTATCCGTGTACCCGTACTCGAACGTCGGAACCTTGAAATTCAGTTCGCGCGCCTTCTTCGTCAACTGACTAAACACCTTAATCTGTTGTCCTCGCTCTGCCAGGTAGTTTAGGGGTACCCAAGTAGCCTTCGCCATCTCTAGGAGGTTCATCAGTGTCGAGAGTTTCATGATCAACTTGTGCGGTAACACCGTATCCTTGATACAATACTCGGCGACTTCGCGAAGTTTGACGGGATCACCCTCTTCAAACCGCGCGAACATTTCCTTCGGTGGCATGTCGATCTTCTGGTCACCGAGATACAGTTTAGACACGTTATCGAGTTTATACGAGTCCAGTTTGTACTCTCGCTTAATCTCGTGGAACATATCGAACACGAACCGCCCGGGGATAGGTACCAGTTTGAGTTCGTTGTCACCGAGTGCACTCGACGAAAGCTTCTTGGATACCAAGTTGCACGTGTGCCCCCGAAGTTTACTCATCTGAAAAAACTCTCTCGGACACATCGTGAACGCGGCGCGGTGCATGATGTACTCCAAATCGAAGCCGAAAATGTTCCACCCCGTGATGATATCAACATCTCTCGACCGGAGAAACTCGCTGAATGCTACGAGCATATCGCGTTCCGTGTCATAACTGATAATGTTACACCCTTCCAGAACGTCGTCCGTTTTCTTGTAGCACAAACAGGTCTTCTCGTACGGAACGTCGGAACCAAAATGGGTCAGGGAAATCGCAATCTGGAAACACGCGTCACCAGGTACTCGTGGATCGGGAAACTTGCCGGTCGAACTGTAACACTCAATATCGAGAGACGCTACGACGAACGGTGCAGTCTCTTCGCTTTTGAATGGCGTGAGTTTTTTCCAGTCGTTACAGAAAAGGTCGATGTCGGTGTGTGCATGACACGCGCGGATAGTAGAGTCGTTCGTGTCCACCCAACCGGTCGACTCGATACCAGTCTCATGCATCAAACGAAGGACTGGGTCGATGTTCGCTTCGTAGATGTGTATCTTCTTATTGAAATCGCGGATAGGTTTCCTCAGGCGGTTACTCACCTGCCTACGGGCGGCGAGATCTCTACACGAAATCTGCAGGAACGTGTGCGTCTCACCGTTTTGAAAACCCCAAACATCTTTCGACTTCACGGTATCGAAGCCGGTAATGAGCCCTTCGTAACACGAATCCTCGATGTACCGCGTCAGGGCCTCTTTCATCACACCCTTCGGAACTTTCACGAAAAAGTACGGTGTGTAGTGCGTCGTGACACATACAGATTTACCATCTTGCGTTTTGCCGAAAAGTCTGATAACGTGCGTTTCATCTTCGTCTCGCGAGTCCCATATGAGTACTTGGAATTTAACCATACTTCGTCATAGCGTCAAAATTTTAATATCATTACATAATAAATGTCAGCTGCGTTGATTGATCTAGTATCCAAGGGTGCTCAGGATGTCTACATCACCGGCAGCCCCGAGGTTTCGTTCTTCCGCCAGAACTACAAACGTCATACCAACTTCTCCATTAAACCCGAGCGCATGGACTACATCGGTACGTTCGGCAGCTCGAACGAGGTCGTCATCCCCATTCGGTCCAAGGGTGATCTCTTGAGCTACGTGTGGATTGAGGCTCAAAACATTGCCAACATTAACACCAACGCCAACGGTTTATTCTCTTCCGGCCAGGGCGATGTTACCGAGTTCAGCCTTCACATCGGTGGTCAGGAAGTGTGTAAGCTTGATGCGTTATACGTCCAGGGTGTTCACAACATTGTGCACAACGATACGTCGTCCAAGGCTTCGTGCACCGTCACGGCTGCCGAGATCGCCGCTAACGCTAACGCTGACACCACCAACAATGCGCGCGCGTGCGACTACTTCGTCATTCCCTTCTTCTTTAGCGAAGATTGGACCAAGTCTCTCCCTCTCGTGGCGCTCCAGTACCACACCGTGGAGATTCGCATCAAGTGCCGCTCGGGTTTCACCCCCTCGTCCACCCCCGAGGTGTATGGCACCTACATCTACCTCGATTCTGATGAGCGCGAGCACTTCGTGAACACTCCTCACGAGATTCTGATCACTCAGACTCAGTTCCAACCCGTGACTAACACCGATACCGACATTGATCTCACGTATTTCAACCACCCCGTGAAGTCTCTTCACCTCGTGTCTTCCAAGGTCGATGGCGGCGTCTGGAGCTCGCAATACACGTACGATCGTTCCACGCTCTACATCAACGGTACACCTCTTTTCGAGAACATGTCCAAGACGTTCCACCACAACGTGGTTCATGAGATGCACGTCGATGTTCTCCCCTCGGGCGTTCTCGACACGGCACCCCTCTACTCTTGGCCCTTCTGCCTCAAGATGAACAAGTCCCAACCCACGGGCTCCCTCAACTTCTCGCGCATCGATAACGCGAAGCTTTCTCTCACTTCCCCCTCGGGCGGTGATGGTAACAACATCAACCGCGTGTACGCTGTCAACTATAACATCCTCCGCGTGAAGGATGGTATGGCTGGTGTAGCGTTCGGTAACTAAATATTTATCCAGAAGAACCAAAACCCTTGGTACCTCTCTGCGTATCGTTAATAACGGAGACCTCTTCAATGAGAGGAGTCTCACACTTTTCTAAGATCATCTGTGCAATCTTATCACCTTGCTTAATCACGAAATTTTCACTCCCATGGTTAAACAAGATGACCTTGAGTTCACCGGTATAGTCCGGGTCGATGACACCCGCACCAGTTTGGATCCCACTACGTACAGCGAGACCCGAACGCGGGGCGATTCTGCCATATGTACCGTCAGGAATCGTAGCGGCTATCCCAGTGCTAACAATGCCTCTCTCAGAAGGAGGAATGTGCATATCGACAGTACTATACAGATCATAGCCAACGGATCCGGGAGAAGCGCGCGTCGGAATGATCGCATCGTCAGTGAGTTTCTTAATGAGAAGCTTCATTTATTACATATGTACCTATATCTTTAACTAACATGCTTCCATGGACTTGATGATTTCGGACGTCTTGTCTCGCATACGCTCGTGGTATCGCGTCGTGTATCCCTTTCGGAGACGGGTGTTCTCGGTATCACCGGTGATGAGCTCGTTCCACAGTTCTTCTCGCGTCTTAAGAAAGTTTAGAAACTTCTGTTTGCTACTCGTCGATTGAAAGCGGACCTTTTCTCCATCGAGCGCTTTACGCATAGCGGTCGCTCGGGATTCCGCGTATATCTTTTCCTTTTCCGCATAGGTGAGGCGAGGTCCGACGTCGTTCTTGTTAGCCTTGTTCATAACTACTGGGTAGTGTTACCACATCTTTATACAGCTTTCGCGTCGAGAACAAAGTTCTTGTCGAATGTACCGAGAACAATCTTTTTATCGTCGACCAACTTCTTTATGATGCGCCCAAACTTATCGTTCGCCTCGTGAATGTGGTTATAGTTATTCTCATTGGGAAGATTGGGGGTAAACATCATGAACGCCAGAATCTTTTGGTCCATGGAAAGTTGGCGGTCTTGGAGAATACGCATCACGTTAGGAGTGATCATGTGTATAATTATCGGAGTTACTCTTTAATTAACCGACCTAAGTCGCTTAGAGACTTTAAATTAATACATGTTAAGATGACTCAATCTACTCTGGATTCTTTCGTTATTTGTAATCCATGCCCTGTTATTCCAGAAAAACCAAAATATGTTCGTCGGAAATGTCCACACGGGAGACAGCGATGCGATTGTGTGAAGTGCGGGGGAGCGTCAATTTGCGAGCATGGGACGCGGCGACGCATATGCAAGAAGTGTGGAGGAGCGTCGATCTGCGAGCATGGGACGCGGCGAAACATATGCAAGAAGTGCGGGGGAGCGTCAATTTGCGAGCACGGGAGGGAGCGACGCATATGCAAGAAGTGTGGGGGTGAGAGCATCTGCGAGCACAAGAGGGAGCGACGCAGGTGCAAGGATTGCGGGGGTGGGAGCATCTGCGAGCACGGGAGGGAGCGAACCAGGTGCAAGAAGTGTGGGGGTGGGAGCATCTGCGAGCACGAGAGGGAGCGATGCAAGTGCCCTATATGTGACCCATGTGGCTACGCAATTTCTTTGAGACGAACCAGACGATACCACGCCACAAAGACTAAAAATCCTACAGGTGCGTTGGAAGATCTTTGTATGACCAATGGAGAGTGGGTTAAATACCTCCATAAAACTTTCGAAGATAACTACGGTCGTAAAAAAACAGATGATGATAAGGTTCACATAGACGAGATCATTCCATGTGACGGTTGGAATTTACCAGCTGATAATAAATACTGCTGGCACTATCTGAACTCTCAGTGGTTAACTGATAATGAAAACCAGGGAAAGGGTTCCAATTATACAGAGGAAGATAAGCGCGCTATGATAAAACGGATAGACGAATGGTTTATCTTAAATCAGCGTCAGCCGTGTAGTACGTCTTCCCCTTAGTGACGAAGCTGTGCACCCTCGCGTACCCCCACGCTTGTGGAGAAGCTCCCGGACGATGTCCGGTTCTCCACGCAGCGAGTCCCCTGTTGTACACGGTCTTCAGTGTTCTCAAAGGAATGCCAGTAGCCTTAGAAATTTCAGGGAGAGATTTGACTCCCGGATACATTTGTCTAAACTTTTTGGTGTAGGACGAAGTTTTTGTCTTTCTTCCCTCGTCTGTCTTGAAATTTTCATAACTTTTTTTAAGCATTTTTCTGTATCTCGTCTCAACGTCCCCGAGAGTGTTAAGCCCCCTGAAATATTTGAGAGGTGCGTAAATTTTACCCCGTGTTTTACGAAGCTCTCTGACTTTCTTGAGGATTGCCGCATCTGTGAGAGGCATATTAAAATATGCAAACATATTAAATGTTCCCACTCGTACTCGTAGGTGGCCTCGCCGCTCTCACGGCGTATACATTTCTAGGACAGAACCTCATATCTTCTGACGAGGCGAAACGACTCATCAAGGAGGGGAAGATCAAGAAGGTCATAGATGTCCGTACCACTGTAGAATACCGCGCTGGTCACTATCCCAGGGCACTTCACATTCCTGTCGACAAGATTAACGAAAAAACAACCGCTGAACTTCCTAAAAAGGGATTACTCGTCTACTGCAACACTGGGCAAAGGGCCAGATTTGCGGCAGAGAAACTGAGTGAACTCGGGTTCACGCAAGTGTATTACATAGCTGGACACTATTCTAGTATTCTACCTAAGTGACAATGTATCATGTAAAAAAACGAGACATCAACACGATATGGTCAAGTCAACATATGAACATGCCAGACAGATGCGTCACGCGCTCGATACCGGTATCACTGGTTTCGAGCGAAGTATTCAGAGTTTATCTGTAAGAAAAGAACATTTTAAAAATAAATACGCAGATACCGAGTGTCAAAATAAAAAATTAAGAATTTCACTTACACTCGCAAGGGAAGAAATCGAAGAACTCAGGAATAAACATAAAGTCCTTGAACAAAAATATGAGAATCTCAAACAGAAACTCGACGAATTGTCAAATAATAAGAGTGACACCGACGAAGAATATAGTGAGACCGATGAAGATACCTATGAATATAAGTTTTATTCTTCGAGGGCCTCGAGGATACAAGACTTCCTCGATAACATGTTAACAGAATGTTTCGAAACGTTACATCGTACCTCACCAACAGACACGGATTTTCAACGTGAGAGACAACTTCGAAGAAAGGGTATCGATATATGTAACCGGGTTGCAGAACTAAGACTCTTCACTGGCTCTTCATGGAAAGAAAAGAAGCGTAGAGACCGGAGTGTCGCAGCGGGAATCGCATACTTTCTAATCAGTAGATACAAATATGTTACACAGGCATTTATGTTTGAACACACGAGTGTCACCGCCCCCGTTATATCGGAAATTGAGATTGAGATCTGTCGACGAATTTATTAATCATTATGTAATGAAACTCTACTTCAGCTTAACACCCAAAACACGTCGTAACTTCTGTAGCACGTTCGGGTCCGGGATAGCTCTACCGGATTCGTACGAGTTAATAACACTCACATTCACACCCACCGCGATTGCTAAATCTTTTTGTGTTTTGAAACCTTTAGCAAGTCGCCCCTGCTGGATCATCTTCGCCATCGAGAGGGAAACCTTCTTGTGTGTTCCCAATTCCTCGCGATCCAATTTTTGTTCCTTCGTCACTTCACGGTGTGGTGGGGGTGGCTTCTGGTTCGAAGGTGCAGCCTTTCCGTGAATGATGACGGGAGTCCAGTCCTGATAACTCATACACTAACTTTGCGTCTATGTTTTAATAGGGTTTCCAAACGGATCTTTTCTTTGAATGGAAAAACCGTCAACTTTTCCGTCGTTTCTCCCAGTTCGACGGCACCGCGCGCCTTCGCGTTTTTTAGGGAGTCCACGCGTGACATGTTCACTCGAACCATCTTAACCTTAGGCGCTTTGGAGTGGTACACGGCCAACACCTTAGCGTCCATCTTTGCATCTTTCGTCAATTGGTCGACCACGACGTGTGCGCCGGGGTACTCCGACACGTGGAACCACCAACTCTCCGGGGAACTCGAGAACGTCATGCGATCATTTTCCGCGGACGTCTCACCCACACGGATTCGGGTTCCGTCGGTCGAGAGATATTCGAACATACCTAGTATACCTGGAATTCTTTATTCGAAATTAATCGCCGCGTACTTATCAATCTCTTCCGCAGTTAACTTGTACTGTTCGAACACGAGACTTATCCTCGTAGACGGGAATTCTGTGAACATCGTTTCGACGTGGTGGAGCTGGTCGCCACGGAACGTCACTTTTCGTCCGAGTTTAGGAACTAGGAATATACCATCGTCTGTCTGGTCGGCGAAATTACGCAATCCCAATCTACCACCCATGAACTCGTTCGGTATGTCTATGTATAGAACCGTGGTACAAATGGGAACCACCATTCTGCCACACATCGAACGCACTTGAAGTGTCAAATCGTAGTGAGGATTAGCCGTATCCTTGTCACGCTTGGGTGTGGACGTGTGTATGATGAGGGGGTTGAACAAGCATGCGTTCGCATCGGGGTGTTTTATTCTCTTGTATAACTTACGTATGGGTTCGAAGTCTATCTTAAAAACTTTATTCACATTTTTGATATCGTATTTTAGTGAGTGATTACAAAAAGTTAAATTAAAACCGTATGTACCCTTGAAGAGTGGCCCCAATTCACTCTCGTGTATCACTGGTAAATTCATTATGTATTCCTTGAGTTCTGCACACTCTTCGCGTGTTAAGAAATCGTCTTCGTACCTGACTCTCGGAAAATCCTTGGACATTCGCCGCTCTACCCATGCGTATTCTGATAATCTGATGTATCTCGTCTCCACGATGTACAAAACTCCAGTGAGCACAGCAATAAACATAATCAGCAACGTGCGCCACCGTGCCATTATAGTAGATGTAGGAAAAATCTTCGGGAATTTAACGACTTAAAAAATAATTCAGTATAGTAACAAATATGAGCCTTCACATTATCATGGGTAACATGTTCTCTGGTAAGACATCTGAGTTAATCAGACGTCTCAAACGTTTAAAAGTCATCAACAAAAGTATACTCGTGGTAAACTCGGCTAAGGATACACGTTCACCAGATGAGGTATTGCGCACACATGATAATGTGAAGTTTAACTGCTCTAAAGTCTACGACCTGTTCGAACTACTCACCGATCCTAAGTTTGAAACCTGTGACATTATCGCGATCGATGAAGCACAGTTCTTCGGAAAATTGAAAAAGTTTGTGGAAGTGTGTCTCTTCGAGAAGAAGACGGTCATTTTGGCCGGCCTCGACGGTGATTGTTTCCAGCGAAAGTTCGGTGAACTACTCGACTGTATACCACTGGCGAGTGAGGTGACAAAGTTGTCCGCGTTGTGTATGATGTGTAATAACGGAACCCCGGGTCCGTTCACGAAAAGGATCGTGGATAATGATGAACTAGAATTGATCGGTGGAAGTGACATGTACAGTGCAGTCTGTCACAAGCACCTCACTTCTTCTTAGGGGATTTGCGAGGGGTGGTCTTCTTGGGAGATGGCTTTATGACTAGGGGCTTGGGAAGATTTTTAGGGTACTTTTTGATGTTATTGTTCGTGAAGGGAATCCGTGTTAACGGGCTAACACCTGCTTGCTGCAACCATTTTTTTAAAGCGCGTATATCATACACCGTTCGAACTTTCCTATTATTGAGTACATTCGTTAACAAAAAGGACCGCTTATTCGCAGGTATGTTCTTTTTATTGACGGCATTGAAACTCTTATTAAAATACGTACGCACGTTCGAGTTAGCCGGGTGAGGCTTGTTGGCGTTCTTCTTGTTCGGGCTAGCGCGCGGGGAACTATTCAAACTGACACGTCTCGGACGCACTACCGGAGACCCCATCTCTGGTAAATTGTTATTGTTTATGTTTCTCATTTATAATATGATAATAATATTTTCTGGAATTCCGATTATCATTAGATAAGATTACTTGCATCGCGGGTTTTCCACCGGGTGTCTTGTTACAAAATATGTGGCAATCGCAGCGAGAGTTCGGCGCGAACATCTGCTTTTTAGAGGCATAGCATCTATTTGGTAAAAAAATATCCTTGGCGAAATACCGAAATATACGGTCTATGAATATCATCTTACACGCTTTCTAATATATATATATACACTTAGGTTTAATATGTATACGTATAGTAAATGCTAGCATTGTCGATTTTGTTCGTGGTGTGGTTTTTCGTTTACGCCAAAATATGTTCGTGTGATCAGAAGAAATATGTGTGTGCGCGCACAGAGTTCTACGGGTTCCAATATGGACACCTGTTTTTCTATACGTTGGCAGGTCTCCTGTACCCGAATGATGCTAAATACTGGTTAACCATGGGTGTGGTATGGGAAATCTTCGAATACTGGTTATCCTGTAACCCAGAACTCGTACGAAAGTTTGGTGGTTGTCTCGCGCGTTATGATGGTCAAGATGAGGGACCACTCTGGTTTCGCAAAGTATATGGTGGTAAACCAAAATATGAAAATTTCATAGATCGAGCGTTTGGGATAAAGAATTCTACGGAACACACTTGGCACTATTCGATAGGTGAAAACGTGACGAATGTGATTGGGTTTCTAATTGGTAGTTATCTCCTTCAACCGGGTTCGAACCGATGACCTACAGGTTAACAGCCTGTCGCTCTACCAACTGAGCTATGAAGGAATGTCCTCTCTACTAGATTCGAACTAGTGACCATTGGAACTACAGTCCACTGCTCTTCCAACTGAGCTAAGAGAGGAAAAAGCTCCCACCCGGATTCGAACCAGGGGCGGTGGATTCAAAGTCCACAGTGTTAACCAACTACACTATGAGAGCGTTTCTCTTCCGATCGGGCTCGAACCGATGACCTACAGATTAACAGTCTGCCGCTCTATCCAACTGAGCTACGGAAGAAATGCTGAGAGTGGGATTCGAACCCACGCGTGCAAAAACACAGGCGATCTTAAGTCGCACCCCTTAGACCTACTCGGGCATCTCAGCGAGCGTCCAGTATGGGGATCGAACCCATGGCCACCAGGTTAAAAGCCTGGCGCTCTGCCTCTGAGCTAACTGGACCACCTCTTGGTTAATATACGAATTAAATCTTTAAGTATAATAAATGAGTAAACTCATTTTCGTTTCGAAAGTGTTTCTTAATCTTCTCGTCCAAGCGTTCGTCGCATACACGAGCGCCGTGAACGTGGATAAGGACCACGTCGAGGCTAATCGCATACTGTACAGAATAGCGTCCATCGTACCGATTCTCGTACTCGCATTTTCACCCAACTTACCTATTCAGGTAAAGTTCATGTTGTTGACCGCGTTCTCCGGCCTCACGGGTATGCTCATGTCGACGAGCGAGTCCCTGATACGTAAAGTCATGCTGATGTTCGCGGGTTTATTCGCGTTGGGTGTGATCAGCGCAGCCCTGAAATTAGATTTCCGCGTGTACGCCCCGTTTTTACTGGTGGGTTTATTCGGACTCGTGATCGCGCGCCTTTTCATGGGATTATCCAAGGATAGGTACAAGGAAATCGGTGTCATTTTGTTCGCGATGTTCGTCGTGTACGACACGAACAGTATCATGCAGAAAAATTACGGAGGTGATTTCGTAAACGCGACCCTCGATTATTTCACAGACATCATTAATTTACTAAACTTCTCGAACGACGAGACGTAAAACGCATCTCCGACCTGTTCGTATATTCCATCTATGACACCCCAATCAAGTCCTCTATCTATGGCAGGTTCGTGGGTATACTCATACTTTTTAGACAGGAATTGCTTAATGTACACACGCGTAGGTTTTTCACCATTGACCACCGCGTGTGTACACGCCTCTTCAATCAAATCCCACGGAGGTCTCACCGTCGTTTTCGTACGAGCCATACTTATATTCTTGTATATTATAAATGAAGGTCACTCTCTGTAAAAGTCCTAAACAGGACAAAAAATACAGGGCCACATTCGAAGACGGTGGTCATGTAGATTTTGGGGGAAGGGGGTATTCAGATTACACGATACACAAAGACCCGAAGCGCATGAAACGCTACCTGTCGCGTCATTCTCGCATGGGTGAGACCTGGACGAAATCCGGGATACGAACAGCCGGTTTTTGGTCTAGGTGGTTACTTTGGAGCGAACCGTCCATGAGCCGTGCGAAAGCGCTCATGAAGTCAAAGTTCGGTATAGTTATTCGTGACACTTGTTAAAAAAAGTTGTCCGTGCGATACAGCTTCACGTTGTGAGGAGATGTACCACCGAGCAGGGTAACCTGGTCGTTATCGTATAACTCCTGGCAGCCGATATCTTCCATACAATCTCTACCGTCCCTGAACACAGGAATGGAATAAATTTGCTCGCCAGTCGTGGACGTGTAATAATGGTACCGGTCGCGGCGCCCACGAACCTCCTTACCGTACAGTGGAATCGTTTCACCCCCGGGGCTGGACAATATACCCATCTGCTGCACATGTCCAGGTTTGTACTTTTTTATGGGCGGCTTTCTAAACTCCGGTGGAAGGGTGTTCACGGGTTGTTGGGGTATGTGAATGTTGATAGGTTGTTGAAGGTGTCGAGACCTACGCATGCGCGCCTTCTCGCGGAAGTACGCGACGATACCGATGTACACGGCGAGAATGATAACCAGTGCGAAAGCTAACCTAGACTGATCCTGACGTTTCATTTATATACGCACAGAAAATTAAATGTACATGGTTAGTAAGATGGATAAAAAGAAAATGAAATCCGCGGAAAAAAAGGAGCCAAAGATATGGCACCCCCAACAAGAGCGTATTCTCAAGACGTGGGGTGAGGCGTCGGCGTGTTACAGATACATGAACAATCAAGCGTACCTCATGTACAAGAAGATGAGCATGCGTTTTACTATACCTGTCATCGTCTTGTCGACCATTACCGGCACTGCGAATTTTGCACAAAGTTCCTTTCCGGAGGGTATGCGAGGGTCTGCACCGGCTATAATAGGTTTCATGAACTTGGTCGCCGGTCTGATCGCGACGATTATGCAGTTCCTCAAGGTGAACGAGCTCATGGAAGGTCACCGTGTCGCATCTTTACAGTACGGTAAATTGTCTAGAACGATCCGTCTAGAGTTGTCGCTACCGGTTGAAGAGCGTTCACAAGATGGAACAACCATGATCGAGGCGTGCCGCGCGGAATACGATCGTCTCATAGAGCAATCACCCCCTATCCCGTACGAAATCATCACGGCGTTCGAGACGAACTTCCCAGACGACTCCAAGTTTTTCAAGCCGGAGATCATGCACATACACCCTATTCAGACTTTCATAAGCGAGGAAGATATGAAAGCTAAGTTAAAGGACGACTTGAGGCACATACGCGGGGAAGATGACTTACACGACATTGTCATAAAATCGACGACAGACGACGAGTTAGATATAGAATCATCAAAAACAGAATGATATTAAAGAGTGCGATGCACACTAAAAAAGGTACAACCTTTTTCTTAATTGGATCAAATACTTTAGTCTGAAGGGTCTGATTATTAAAAACAATATCTAGCATTTGTTCAGTGAGATCATCCTTGATGGACTCTTTCATTAAAATAATACCACAAAAAAAGAAGAAGCCCTTGACGCTTCATTCCCGGGAGATTCAGTTACTGCAGAAATATGTGAGGGAAGGAAAACATGTGTTCGTTTGTGGACCTAGTGGTCGGGGAAAGACGTTCGTGACGAATTATGTGTTGGAAGATACAAATACCATAGAGGTGCAGACGGATACCATACACAAAAAGCAATTGACGATGAAGAACATTCTGGGGTCAAAGTCAAACGTGTTGATAGATGGATACGAGAACACCATACACTGGCAAAAACAGATTGTCGACTTTGTGTGTAACGAACCGGGGCAAGTGAACGGGTCGATGATCGTGACTTCCACCTCGGTACACGTGTTACCCAACTTCGAGCTCATCATAATACCGAAGCGTACCCCCGACGAGATAGCATCACTCCTTCCGGATCATACGCGGTCTCGATTAGCTGCAGAGAAATGTGATGGAAACATATTTAACTATTACGACTACGTTAATAACTCAGATGAGAAAGATGTGTTCAAAACTTCGAAGGATGTTATCAGCGACATTCTATGCACTGTGGGACCGTTTGACGTATCTCAAACGCTACATGAGCATGGTCATGTTTGTGATGTCGTGCATGGCAATTACCTGTATTCAGACGATCATTCGACGGTTGAGATCATTGATTCTCTCTCCAACGCCGACGTGTGTGATACCGTGATTTATAAAACGGGAGACTGGGAAATGATGCCGTACTACGCCCTACACGCCGCGGCGATTCCCAAAATGCACATGGGTAAACCTCTGAAAGTGAAAGATATACGAGCCGGTAGCTCATGGACAAAATACGGAAACTATAAGATGCGTCTCAATAAACTGAGAAACATACAGTCTAGAACCACCAGCGCCATCGGTGTAGATGAACTGAGTGTGCTTCGCATGTACATGAGTAGGGGTCAATTCGAGCACGCTCTCGATTATAAGTTGACCCCGAGCGATTTTGACGTGATGAATCATTTTGCACTTGGAAACAAACTGAAGTCTAACGAAGTAATGAAAGTTAAAAAGAATATGCGTTCTCTAACAAATGAGTTCTGACGACGAGAACGAACACGACAACTCGGAAGACACCTGTGTTCGCACGGTCGGGTGTGACATTTATTATTACGGAGATGTAGACCGTTCGACGGTCCTCGAGTTCACGGAAGCTTTCAAAAAGCTCGAGACGGAACTCTTGAAGAAGGCTATCGAACTACCCGGATACACGCCGGTCATAAACGTCAGAATCTGTAGTGACGGTGGTGACGTGTTTGCCGGAATGAGTGCGATGGACACACTCAAAAACTCGAGAGTCCGGGTGGACACGTATGTGGAAGGTGTCTGTTGTAGCGCCGGAACGTTCTTCTTGATGGGTGGAACGAAGCGTTACATGGGTAAACACGCGTTTATACTCATTCACCAGCTATCATCTGGATTTATGGGAAAGTATAAAGACATGCGAGACGAGATGAAGACGTGTAAGAAAATCATGAAAACCCTAAAAAAGATATACAAAACTGAGACTAATATCCCCAAGGACGTTCTCAAGGATATGCTTTCTCGTGACATTTATCTCAACGCTGATGAGTGTCTCACATATGGCGTTGTTCACGAGCTTTTTTAACTACAACGTATCTTCTGTACAACCCGAGTGTACACAAGATGATGAAGATCACACTGAACGTGTTCAAGTTTGCTTGGATCGTCGTGATCGGAACCGGCCTAAGTCGCTCCATTCTATCGTAATTCACAACTGGTATACCAACCATCTATTTAAAGTTGAGAATTTAAAACCTCGTATAATGGAACGCCTTATCCGTAAAGACAAGACTGGGAATGACCGTTTCACCGACATTCACGTCGAAGATCTTGGTGATGGAACCGCTGACATCGTGAAAACCACCGGCGTCGTCGGCTCTGAGAAACTCATCGTTTCGCGAACCAATGTGAAGACTGGTTACGAGAAGGCTCTCAAGCGTGCACAAACCGTGTGGAATAACGAGAAGGCCAAGTGCACCCAGATTCTTCCGATGTTGGCTAATAAATGGGAAGATCGTCAGAAGTATATCTCTGAACCATTCTACGTGCAACCCAAATTGGACGGTGTGCGTTTATTGGTATCTAAAGACGGTGGTATTTCCAGAACGGGTAAAGTCATTCCAGGAACCGAGATCCTGGGTAAAGGTCTTGTCAACGGTGAATACCTCGATGGTGAGGCGTATGACCCAAACATGACATTCGAGGAACTCACGAGCGCGTTCAAGACCGATCCGCTCAAACTCAAATTTTACGTGTTTGACTATTTCGATACCAAAAATCCACAACTACCCTTCAGTGATCGCATGATTCATCTGCGCGGAATTAAAAATCCCCACTACGAAGTTGTTGAGACGTTCGAAGTGGACAAGCATTCTGCCATGAAAGGGTATCACGACATGTTCATGAGTCGAGGGTACGAAGGAACGATGATTAGGGACATGAACAGTGTGTACGAGATTGGTAAGCGAAGCAACTACCTTCTCAAGTACAAAGATTTCCAAACGGACGAATACAGGATTGTCGATGTCAAGGAGGGTACGGGTCGTGAGAAGGGTACGGCGATATGGGTATGTGAAATTGGTACACACACGTTCTCGGCGAAACCCGAGGGTACGCTTGAATATCGACGCACATTACTTCTCGAGAAGGACAAGTACATCGGTAAAAACTTAACAGTCAGATATCAAAACCTGACATCTTTGGGTGTTCCTAGATTTCCTGTTGGAATTGCAATTAGAGATTACGAGTAATATACAGGTATATGAACAGAATTGCAGTAGATATCGATGAGGTCCTTATGCCATTTGTCGAGCCTATGGCTAATTGGAGAAAGTTGAAGATGCCCGACAAACAAAAGTATAGCTATGTATACAGGGACATGTTCAATATTTCAGAGAAAGAGTCGCGAAAGATGGTGGCGGAGTTTTACAAGTCACAGCCATTCGAGATGATTCTACCCATGAGACACGCACAAAAATCTCTAAACGTCATTCGTGACCATTGTGATAAACTTTACATTATCACGGGTAGACAAGAATACGCTCGTACAGAAACGGAAGATTGGCTAGATATGCACTTCCCAGACATTTTCGACGATGTGATTCTCACGAACAGTTACACACCCCGTGAGATCTACAAACCCGATATATGCACGAGTCTCAACATCGGCGTCATGATCGATGATAACGACATGACATGTGGCATGTGTAAAAACGCTGGCATTAAAGCCATTCACTTTGCCGGTTACGACGGTAAAAATGTATATCCGTGGTGTCACTACGACGAAGATAGTGTTTTGTCTTGGAAAGAAGTTCTCGAGAAATTGGACATAGATGTGTCCTAAGTCGAGGGGTAAAATACTAAAAAAATATATGAACACTGTTCTGGAATCCATTCAAAACGCGTTTGTGATATTTGGATTTCAGTGGAGTATTGGTACGATCTGGGAACATGTTCGCCGTTAAATCTCCAATCTATCAACCGAGTCGCCCCATGTACCGCCGAAAGGTGCGGCGAAGTGTAAAGTGTCATTACGCGATCGACGCCGTTAACAGTACGCCACTCGAAGAAAATCCAGATATCAAGATGTTTCATATCCTCGCGTTTATTCGAGACGGTGAAACGGGTATATACACTATCACGGATCATGACGAAGAAGGTGTGTCTCAGAACCACATCGTCGCATTCACGAACTTTGAAGATGCGTTCAGGTACAAGACACTTCTCGAAGCTGAGATGAACCTAACGCCATTCGTACAGTTCGCCTCACATTTCGAACTTACCCACTCATGTAACGTGGGTAACTATAAGTGTCGAGTCGTGAACCCCGGCGCACTCGTGACACCTCCTATTGGAACTGTCAAGATAACAGATTGGGAAAGGCGCTCGGCGCTCCTAGAGGGAAGATGGACCGTTAAAGAAAAAAATGATACATAACATGAGTGTGTATAGAGATAGAATGTACCGTTTAATGATTAAAGATATATTTTTACCCTTCACATGTTATTCATCAAAAATTGATTTTTATTCGAGCTCAACGTCGTGTGAGTGCATTACACGTTGCAAGTATCGTGTATCAACACACTTTCCATACTATCTACACTATTTACGGGTGTTAGACCTTTGATGATTTCTTTTTTAGTCGCACATGGGTGGTCTGCCATGTCGTACACTGTCTGAAACGATCTAAAACACCGATTACATCTCACTATACCCATGAAATTTGACAGGCGTAAATTAATATCCTCAGTTTCGTGAAACCCTGTATGTGCGATCAGGTCTTTCATATTCGTGAACGATCTATCACACATATCGCACGAACACTCAAAATACCTAGAATAGTCTCGACCCAATAGTTTTCTTTTAAAAAATTCTAAAGAGAGACACATTATTGAATACTGTGATTATTTTTTTAATAAGGTGCTCTTAATAATAGCCGACAGTTCGACGAGAAGCGCGGCTTGTTGAGTCATGACGAGAAATTTAGCACGGTCCGTTTTGGGAGAGATGTCTCCGTATCCCACAGTGCTCATCGTGGTAAACGAGAAATAAAAGGGGTCGAGATCCGTCTTGAAACCAAATTCCTCCTTGGGAAGTTTGGAATACAGAACACCATATACCATAGTGATCAACAAAATAGGCACTATCTGCGTACTCATTATTATAATGTAGGCATATATTATAAAATGAAAGACGATACCTTCATTTTACTGGTCATACTGGTGGTGTTATTTATCATAATGGTATTACGATCTAGGTCTCGAACGGTAGACTACAAGTGTTTCCTTCTGACCATTCCTTCATCTGAGCGCCGTCGCAAGAACTTTTTGAGTCACTATAACCACGACATACCCCTGGAGATCATCTATGGAATAGATACGAAAACGGTCGAGAATGCTAAGAAATATGAGCATATGGTCGAACCGGAATATTTCAAACAGGCGTTAAAGATGCACTATGATTCTACGGAGAAGCGACCAGACATCACGTATTTTAACATGGGCGCCATCGGGTGTTACATGGGTCACATGGAGTTCTATAAAAGATGTTTCGATCAAAACATAAAGTACGCGCTCATGTTCGAGGATAACGTCATCATAAAGAACCCGGAGTTCTACAACCAGGTCCAGAGCATCATAGACGTGATGGGTGATGATTTCGAGATTTGTTTCTTCCATTGTCTCTCCAGATTTCCAGGTAAGCGTGAAAATGGAATCGAGCGCGTGAAGTGGATCACGAGTATGAAATGCTACTTGGTGAACGTCGAGAACATGCAGCAGTACTATAAACACTTCTTCCCCATAGATAATCACGTGGACTTAAAGCATGAAGATATCATAGCTCAAGGTGCGCGCGTGTACTACAAGGATCTTCGCAAGTACCTCAAGATTGATCGGTCTGGACCGAGCACGATTGGTCACAGCGACTGGGGTAAGAAAGAGTTTTTCTCGAGGCAGTACCCATCGACGACAACATCGGTTCTCAAATACGGATACTAAACAGAATGCGTAGACTGCAATTCAACACTTTTTCGTTTGGTCAAATTGGAGAGCCACTTCGTAACGGCTCTCGACGGGTTAGAAAGTGATGCCGTCTCTTCACTGACTATGATACTCAAACCGTTACACACGTCCGGTTTATTTTCTTTATTCGGAAACTCGTGTAAAAACGCCTGGATCGATATGGCCGGTATATCCGGCGCCTCGTCGAGTAAGCGATCGTATTCTTCACGTGCTTTCATCACAAAATCTACTACGTTCGCACGGTGCTTCACGTCTAGCGATAATTCCATATCGATGTTTCTGTAAAATTTTGAATACTGAATACACATGGTAGAATGTGCTTCAGAAAGACTTAAACTCTGACTAAATTTACTTATGGACGTGAGAATACCACCGATCACGTTCAAGAACGCGAACACGTACTGAATGATCATGATACGCGACTTAGTATCCGAAGTCACACCAGAATCACCGCTCGGATTTAAGACCGCAAAACCCCCCACACCTGTCAAACTCGCGATGACTATACTCGGGTATGACAGGTAGTCGTTCTGTTTTTTGAAAAATAAACGCGCGTGATTATGTAGCCACCTGTATCCAGCCGCCTTTTCCGCCCATCGGATCAGTAATTTTTCTTGATTTTCACACCAACCCGCACACGTTTCTTCATGTGACATACTTAAATTACGCAGAGAGTTTTTTTGCGTAGTCACGGGCTAATTTATCCACACACTCGTTATGTTCATTGCCATTATGGGCTTTCACCCATACCCAGTGAATTTTGACGAACTTCGACTGTAGGTCATCGATGAGAACCCAATACTCCTTATTTTTCACACTTGACCCAGTAGATGTTTTCCAGTTATTCTTTTTCCAATTATGTATCCAACTGTTAATCCCATTTTTCACATAATTACTGTCTGTGTATACAGTCACACTTTTTATCCCCTTCTTCAAACAATCGCCTAGACCTTCGATGACAGCTTTCATTTCCATCACGTTATTCGTCGTGTGCTTCTCTCCACCAAATATTTCAAACTCTCCCACACATTTCGCCGCCCAACCCCCAGGTCCAGGGTTCCCCAGACAACTTCCGTCGGTGTACAACTCGTGCATGTTTTACATTCGACTATTTTTTTTATACAGGTTTACAGTAGAATGAATCACTGCCTCGTGTTTGGTGCCAGGGGACACTTGGCGCGCACGCGCATCATACCAGCTCTCAAGAAATTGGATTGCCCTCACACTCCCATTTCTAGACAGCAGGTAGTGAACCTGGAACACCTGAAGGATGTACCCAATGTCGTCGCGTACATGTCAATCCCCACACACAACTTTTGTGAAAATGTGGAACCTTACCTCGGACTTGTCGATGCAACCTACATTCTCGAGAAGCCCCACGGACACTCGAAATATGACTTTGAAAGAATCAAAACCTTCATCGAAGAGAATAACCTTAAAGTTCTGTACAACGACCACTATCTCGGCAAAGAAATTTTGAGACACATACAAACACCAAGAAAACTCAAATCAATCAAGATCAAGTTACATGAAGATGGTGACATGAATGAGCGGATTAATTACTTTGATACTGTGGGTATAATTGGGGACATGTATCAGAGTCATTGTGTCCTACTGTTTGCGACAATTATCGCTAAACATACATTCAGGAGTCGTGAAGAAATCTTAAAAGAATTGGCGGCATCGCCACCGGAAATAATGCAAATTGCGAGAAACATAAATTATAAAGGAACGGCACCCACAGAGTGTAAAATTGCTATGACATACAATGGTATCAAGCTGGAGGCAGATCTCGCCAAAATGGTTGAAGCAGATAAATACATCATGACAAATGATAACGATAAATGGAATCTCGATTTAGGGTGGTGCGCATATGAAAATGTACTCAAACAAATTAAACATGGTAACACAGACTTTTTCCTAAAAGAGAAGGAAGTTGACTATCTGTGGGATCACGCCTCCATTATTTCATGTTGACCAAAATAGTTTCGTTGCGCCATTAAGAAATTCATAGACGTGCGAGTCTGGTGTGTAAAATCATATTGAGTGACGGCTGCCTGAATCGCTGGACACGGGATACCCGAAGACACACAGTGTAACACGAACACACGCGCTTCCATGTACGTCTCGTCGAGGATTTTGTGACAATTCTTCTTGATCATGCCACAATCAACGATTGTACCCTCGGACCAGGCCTTTTTGGTCGCGTCTCTGGACACGCGCTGGGTTTCCATGACGTTAAAACCTTCGATGATAGAATATGCGTACGCGAATCGAAGTGCACTCACGGCAGTGGACACGGCTCGACTCGTATTTCGCCTGGTACTCGGGTGGATATGCTTAATGTAACAGCTCGTCACACGTGCGTTAATAGCTGCGTTCATAACGGGTACGGGGACACCGTATTCGGCGGCAACGCCGGAACACCATAGACCAGTATTGTTCATAGCAGCCGTATCTGAAATTTTAGATATATCGTACATGTCGACAACGTCTCGCGCGGAGCGTGTGAGATATCCGTCCAAATCAGTATTCGGCACCGTGTCTAGAACCTTCTTCATCATAGCATCTTCTTGGTTACAGTACGCGTACACGTCGGCGATTGCTTGAAGCATACCGTATTCGACCCCGTTATGGACCATCTTGGTAAAATGACCAATACCCGCATCGTTTCCCATGTATGCTACGTTTTTGCAAAAAGAATTAAATAAATCTTCGTGTTGATCGAAGACCTTCTGGTCACCACCGATCATGAGTGCGGGACCGGTTCGGGCGCCGTTAGCGCCTCCGGAAAGGCCCACGCCCAAATAATTAACACCTCGGACTCTACACCTCGCGTACCTATCTCTGGACGTCTTGTACTGCTCGTTCGCACAATCCACGAACGTATCACCTGGTTGTGCGAGAGTCAATACGTTATTCATGACCTCATCAGTCACGTGACCGTGTGGAAGTGTGGAGATGATTGTTCGGGGGTGTTTCATAGAACACATCATATCAGTCATAGTGATATACCCGTGCACGTTACACGTAGCGTCCACGACTTCTCTCACTTTAGAGTGCGTCCTGTTGAAAATGTGAACATCATGCTTCTCTTCGACGTTAAGAACCAAGTTCTTCCCGATAGGCCCAAGGCCGATGATTCCCACAGATGTTGACATGTTTGTATATGATGCACTTCAAGTTTTTAAATACCATATCATGTACGTTTTTTCTTGATTTTCCTGATCGCCCGATTTTCTTTACGTCGTTTGCGTTCCATCTTTATATAGTTACCATACGCGTTTACGAGTTCGGGTCCACCACGTCTACGAAGACTCGCGACGGTCGCGACCGTGACAGCATTTGCATTACTACCTCGCCCGTATTTGTTCACGATATAGTTATACGTGGGTTTGAGCACGTTGAGCGTCTGATTACGAACGATCTTTTTTCGACTTTCCACGTTCGTGTACCCTTTCCACGCGAGAAAAGTCGCCGGTTTACTCACGTTGGTCATCTGTTCGATCATCTTTTTCCCGATTCGAACCTGGATATCTTCGGGGGCACTGTTCAGTGTTCTGGTGATAAAATTTACGTAATCACCTCTATTCATTTATAATAACTCACATTTTAAGGTATTTGTGTATCTTAAAATGGGATTTTCAAATATTTTTAAGCTAAGACTAAATGCTTAGTTGGAGAAGGCGAGACCACCCATACCGGACTGAATGCGGAGAACGTTGTAGTTGACAGCGAACATGTGGAGGTTGGTCGCGGAGGCACCGGCCTTGGTCTTGATGGCGACCTGGGCGTTGTCGATGCGGGAGAAGTTGCAGGTGCCGGTGGGCTGGTGCTCCTCGGGCTTGAGGGCGAAGGAGTAGGAGTAGACACCGGGGAGGGGAGAGCCGGTGTGGTGGTTGTAGGCCTGGACCTGGTTGAAGTACTTGCCAGTCTGCTCCTTGAAGCGGTCCTGGCCGTTGAGCACGAGCTTGAAGGTGTCGACGGGACCGGCGAGCTCCTCAGTCCAGGCAGCACCACCGTCGGTAGCCTTGAGGAGGGGGGCGCCGGAGACGGCGGTGGACACGAAGCAGCTGCCGGACTCACCACCCACGGCAACGTTGGACGCGAGGACGACATCGTTGGAGGAGGTGAAGTTCCAGAGGTTGGAGCGGGACACGGAACCCTGGTCCGCGCACCAGACGAGCTCCTTGACGGGGTGGTTGTAGGAGAGGCGGATCTGCTTGGTCTGGCCAGCGGCAGCCATGGCGTCGGTGCCGGTGTGCTGGACCTGCTCGATGAGGTACTCGTGACCCTTCTGGGCGAAGCGGCGACGCTCCTCGGTGTCAAGGTAGACGTAGTTACCCCAGACCTTGAAGGTGGAGCCGTCAGTGTACTGGTCGAACTCGGAGGAGAGGTCGAAGTCGAGGCGGACCTCGTGGTACTGGAGCGCGATGAGGGGAAGGGCGAGACCGGGATTGCGGTTGAAAAAGAAGATCAGAGGAAGGAAGATCTGACCCGCATCAGCACCGGGGGTGGTCATCTTACCCCAAGACGCCTTCTTGGACTCGTCGAGGTAGAGCTCGGAGTAGAGGCGCCACCACTTCTGGTAGTGCTTGTCGATGCGCTGACCACCGATGGAAAGCTCGACATCCTTGATGGCACGCTCCGCGGCGAAGCAGTCATCATCGGCACCGCCGGTCACCTCCGCGAGGCCGGCCTTCGCCTTGAGCTCGACGTACATGTCGGCGATGAGATCACCGTTGCGCGCGACGGTGACGGAGACGCGACCGTTGTCGGCGGGGTTGCCGTTAACAGTCTGCTCGATGTTCTCCATCGCGAAGTTGGTGTGGCGGCGGTAGACCGCCTGGAAGAAAGTAACCTTGGGGTTGCCAGTCAGGTAAACGTCCTGGGCACCATAAGCGACGAGTTGCATAAGACCACCGGCCATTTTGAGAGTATTGTACTATACCGCAACATTTTTTTTCAGCGCGAAAAAACATGCATGATTTTTCCTGTGTCTAGGATAAATGTCCGCCACGCAGAAGCCCGAAGAAATTGAGTCCGAGCCCGAAGATGAGATTGAGGAGTCCGAGGTCGAGGGGTCCGAGGTCGAGGAGTCTGATGTTGACCTCGCGGAGTACGAGGAGGGTGATGAGGTCCCCGACATGGATGGGATGATGCTCGAACTCCTAGGGAGTACCCTCACCACTCCCGAGGGTGATACCATATGTTCGGTTCTTTCGAACATCAACCGTCAACTCGAGATACACAACAAAATTCTCGTAAAACTTTTGGCGACCCTTCAGAAAAATTGAGCTTAGAAAAATGACTCCATACTATAGAAAATGTCCGAGGGTACTCACTTGATCAGCGAAAATGTTGACATGGATGAAGTGGAAGGTGCTATGTGGACAAACCAAATCAAGTCGTATAATATCGATCAGGTTGTGTCACGTCTTAACTTGTTAGAGAACACATGGAAGATGCACGATAAGTCCAACCGTTACATCGCATATAATATGCCTTTCAATAACTTTTTCAATTCCGATGAACTCGAGGAGGACAATATGCCCAAGCAGCAGGCTGTGAACATCGACAACCTTTACGTAAAGTATACACACATTCGCGACGCCCTGTGTGAACTGTACCACCGCGCAGAAGTGCTTAATCTAGTGGACGAGTCCGGTGAGAGTGTTAAACTCATCGACAAGGAGGATAACGACATGAAAGTTTCTGTTCGGATCAACCGTCTCATCGATCAAGTCGACGACGCCTGGCAGATCATTTTCAGAAAAGCCCGTATTTACGAGCGCGTCAATAACCCGACGTATGTTCCTATCAACCCAGAATCCGATCCGTCTATTTTTAGGGTATCGACGATCAAGGACGTCGATGAGCTCTCCCCTTACCAGCAAGCTATTCTTCAAACGCTTCATCACCTGTATGAACACAACATCAAACGATACAAGGGTCAGTGTTGTACGGAAATCAAGACAGCCGACGGTAGCTCGACGAGGGCCTGGAAACCCGTACAGACGATTCAAGAGTTTGTGTATAGCGTGAGTAAGAAGGAAACCTTCTTCGAACTGTGGAAGAATCTCACGTCTAGAGGGACAGCGCATCGTGACGTGATCACACATCTCACCAACTGTAAGGATATGCAGTTCCCTGACATCATCAAGAACAGGAGCGTGTGGTCGTTCAACAATGGTATCTTCATCGGAAAGGAGTGGTCTGATAAGACTGGTCTCTATACCCCTGCGTTTTACACATACGATTCCCCCGAGTTCAAGGCGCTTGATCAGACGATCATGAGCTGTAAGTATTTCGACCAAGATTTCACGGACTATTCCCACGTTGAAGATTGGTACGATATCCCGACACCTCATTTCCAATCTATCCTGGATTATCAAGGCTTCGAGGAGGACGTGTGTAAGTGGATTTACGTGTTGGGTGGTCGTCTGTGCTTCGACGTGAATGAGATGGACGGTTGGCAGGTCATTCCGTTCCTCAAGGGTGTCGCGCGGTCCGGTAAATCTACACTCATCACCAAGGTATTCCGTAAGTTTTACGGTACCGAAGATGTTCGTACGTTGTCTAACAATGTTGAGAAGAAGTTCGGTCTTTCGTCTATCTATGATGCGTTCATGTTCATCGCACCCGAGGTTAAGAACGACCTGGCGCTCGAGCAGGCAGAGTTCCAGTCGATCGTGAGTGGTGAAGATGTGTCTATCGCGGTGAAGCACGAGAAGGCGAAGTCCATGGAGTGGAAGACCCCAGGTATTCTGGGAGGGAACGAGGTTCCTCACTGGAAGGATAACTCTGGTAGTATTCTTCGACGTATTTTGACCGTAAACTTCGGTAAGCAGGTCAAGGACGCGGACCCGACGCTCGAAGTGAAACTCGAGAAGGAGTTGCCGATCATTCTTCAAAAGTGTATCCGAGGATATCTGATTTACGCGCAAAAATACGCTGAGAAGGACGTGTGGAACGTCGTACCCGAGTATTTCAAGAAGGTGCAGAAGCAGGTGGCGCTCGTGACGAGCCCGCTCGAGAACTTCCTCCAGTCACACTTGGTCAAGTTCGACGAGAACGCGATGTGTCCCATGACTGTGTTCCAGGACGTTTTCAACAACTTCTGTGCGACCAGGCATCTCGGCAAGAAGAATGTCAACTACGACACGTACATCGGACCTTTCAGTCAACGTGACATCGTCGTGCGCCAGGATTCGCGCTTGTACAACGACAAGATGTACGATGCACAGGAGTTTATCGTGGGTCTAGACGTCATCATTCCAAACGATAATTAAAATGTCCGTATACACATATGGGACAGTTCGATCAGTTCATAAATAATAACAACAACAATAACGTCATTCCGTTTGAGAATGCGTTACGTAACCAGCCATATCTGACAAACGCGGAGCGAAACAGCTTGATGGCGAACTATAAGCGAAGTGGTAACAACGCGGCGTCTTGGAAGAAAATGTTTAACATGGGTCAAGCTAAATTGAAGGGTAAGAACGTGTCACAGGTTGTTTTTACACCTTTACAACTAGGTTTTTTTAACGCCATCGTCAACGGCAGCTACGACAAAACGCAGCGCGTCAAACTCGAAAACGTGTTCAATAAAAAACCACACGACCGAAAGCCTCTCCCTGGAACGAATCTGGACATAGAGGTGAATAGCATCAAATTATACTATGGCCGTTTCAAGGTTGGCGCAGAGCGTACGAAGACCGGTGTTTTTGGTAAGTACAACTCCGCGGCGAATTACTTCATGGCCCAGATCGCGGCGAACATCTACGATCAAAATACGCGTCAAGGTATAACCTTCCGCGTATACAAGAACGGGAAGATTCACTTCTCCGGTGGTTTCATGAATAATGATATCACACACGCGGCTAAAATACAGAAGTATATCGTCGATAACTTCACGAATCGTGAGAAGTTTTTATACAACTCGATCGTGTATAACAATACGACGGGTCAGTTCAAGATAAACGGTCGTTTCGATCTAGCGACCGTCGCGAGGGCTTTTTCGAAATCTGGAAAGGTCGATTACGAACCCGAATTACGTGCGGCTTTACGCATGGAGTACAAGGGGCGCGCGTTTCAATTGTTCACACCTGGGGTTGTACAAATCATGGGTATCAAGAGTAACGCTGACATGTTAGCCTCGTATGAGGTAGGTAAATCTTTATGCAAAGAGTTGTTCGTGATGAACGCCGTAAAGATACTCACTAACAACGTCGCGACCAAGGTCGTCAAGCGAGGTCTCGCCAAGGTTGTTAACACGAACAAAAATGTGACCAATGTTAAGTATAATGCCTCTAAGAAACGTATCCTCATATCGAAAAAGGCATGCATGTCCTACGATAAGCCGCAACTGATGTCGCTGGCTAAGAAGCTCGGTGTCGTGAACATTAAGTCTACCACCAAGAAAGCCGACATCTGTGAGATGATAAAGCAGCGCGTGTACGGTGATTACAATGTGAACGGCCACCCGTGCCGATCGTACAACAAAGATTACCTGTCTTCCCTGGCGATGACGAAGGGTATAAGTGTTACTGACGAGGATACCGTGGAATCCCTGTGCAACAAGCTCAAAATGCCTCCTCCTAAACCCAAGAAGCGTGCTTCGACGAAGAAGGTGGCGGCACCCAAAGAAATCACGGCGAACAACTTGAAAAAGCGTCGTCTCAACAACAAGAGCGTCAAAGAGGACATAGAGAAGCTATATGGTAAGGCGTGGCTCAAGAAGTACAAGAATGTCATGACCCCCATCAATAAGAATGTCCAAGAGATGCAAAAGGTCATAAACGCCTTGAACCTCAAGAAGAACAAGAAGGGTGTTCCCTTCAAGAAGGGTGTGAACGAGGTCAAGAAGTCTACCGTGCGCCAATGGAAGATGGATCGAAAGTTTGAGCTTAACCGAAAATTAGATAAATTAAATGATGATCTCGCTAAGAACTTAGAAAACCTTCTTAACATCGAAGTGGTACCCCTCAAGCGTAAGAACAACAAGCGTTTCCCCAAGGGTACGAAGGTAGAACAAATATAAAAAGAAAATACGATACGTGATAAATGGAAGACCCCCGACTGTTATTTTTGCAACACGTGAAGTCTAAAACGAATTTCCAAATCGACGATGTGAGCCCGAATTGGAAATCGCATATAAAGGAATGTATACTCTCGACTATATTCCACATCGTAGTGGAGTACATACGCGAGGAGAGAAAGTCGAGTGATACCGGATTTGGTCACTTAGAAGCTGAATATCTGTGCCCAGAAGAGTTTATAATGAGCGAGGATCCCCATGAGTGGATACAAAATAACTCACCCACGGACGACTGTGGACTCATAATGCACGTGTTTGATAATTTTTACAGAATGAAACAGGGTACACATAGACGCTCAATCATGTACTTGATCAACATGTTATATTTCGATTTATGATCTTGAGTGGTTCGGAGATCTGTTTGAGGTGCTTTCCATGATACGAAAAGTCGTATGCGACGAAGGTATCTTTGATTTTATCCGAGACTGCAAACGCTTCGTAACGCCGCGTCGTCCCTGTACACACGGAACTGTGTTCTAACCCCAATAACCTATCCTCGAGCATGATGAATTGTTTAAGACTTTCCTGAGACAATCCATCATTCTTCATGTTTTCAAACATTTTTTTCGATACACCACTCGACAAATGAAAATATTTTGTTTTATATCCTAGCGTCGAAACTTCTTTATTCATCTCCGAGACGTTTATATTAAAAAGTAAGAATAACATGACGGCTAATATAACTGGTATCATCTATAATTACACGAGAATTTTAAATACGTCGCTAATCTTGTTGAGGATATTGTAGAGATCACGTTCGTCATTGACCTTCTTGGGGTCAATAATTTCCATTTCCACCTGGTACACTACGGGGTCTTCCGCGTCCATGTCGTGTGCATCTCCGGTACATGTCGTCATGTCGATACTCAGATTCTTACGCACGAACGAGAGGCGGCTTTTGGATTTCTTTTTATCCATGTCACCACTAAACTCGTCATCGACTGGGATTTCTTTTGAAATACTCACTCGGAAATCGAAGGGGGCACCCTTGATATTCTTGAAATCTTCGTTGAGTACACGTTCCTTCTTGACGACAGTCTCGTCTCCAGTGTTCTCGTCGATAGATATTCTCGTGTTATCCGATTCTCTATAGAAAACTTCCTGAGAGGTATTCACGACTTGTTCCCACCCATCAAACTTTTGAAGGCGGCGCATCAGTTTGTGAAATGTTTCTTTGCCCACGTTCGTGTCAAACATGGTTCCATTGAAACGCCCGAGACGAATTTCTATCTCGGCATGTTCTTCGTCTTTGTGACGGTAGAAGCTAGGTTTGACCTTATCGAAGATGTATTGAATGTCCATCGTATCAAGTTACTTTATTCTCAAATCTCTAAGTGACTTAGGTTAAAGTTTTGAAAACAAGAAGAACTAATGCATGGATTCCACAACAATGGGAACACGTGCTATTTCAATAGCGCGCTTCAGTGCGTACTGAGAATGGAACCGTTCGTTCAATATGTACTAAAAAACCCTTATACCGGTGAGTGTGGGTTCACTAAAGTTTTTTCGGATCTCGTGAAACTATACCGGTCCACCGACGAATCTGGACAGATCAATATACAACCACTCTTAGACGCGTTTCGACAAAAGTTTCCCAGATTTAAGAAATACTTGCCACACGATGCACAAGAAGCCCTGTTTTGTATCATAGATATTCTGGAAACTGAATACCCATATCTCAAAAAACTGGTATACGGTGTAAAAACGCAGTATACCGTGTCACCCGCGGGTACGAAAACCGTCGAAGAGCCGTTCAGTTTCCTCATTTTGAACAACACAAACACGAGTGATGACATAGAGGCTATGATGCACAAGTCGGAAGATTGGAGTGTACTCACGAACTACGTGGACGATGATGGCGTAAAGCATAATGTGACGACTACGCGGTCAGCCGTTACGACATACCCTCAGGTGCTCTTCGTTTCATTCGACAAGAAACAAACCGTCAATGTGGGCGAATTCAAACAGTACGAGTTAGTAGGCAGTATTTTACATATGGGTAGCCAGCGTGGGGGTCATTACGTATCACTCGTTAAAAAGGGTAGTGACTGGGTATTACAAGATGACGAAACTTTACGAAAAACTACATTTCCAACGAAATCTTCTCACCATGTACTCATGTACATGTCAAAAAATCGGACATGCGAATGTCCTCCTTGATGTTCACCAGCGTTCGGTAAAACGTTCGCCTCCCGTTAGGGTACGTCTTATCGTGTCTCCGCTGGATCGGCTTCCACCACATGGGACTATCGTTAAACATGTACTGACACTCCACGATAGCATCTTCCTCGACTTCCACACCCTCGGGGACCTGGTCTTCGCGTATTTCAGATTCGAACACCAGCTTGCCCCTCTCTTGGACGTATAGTTTCCATAGATCTCCCTTCTTTTTGAACTGGAAATCGATCGTATTTTTATCCCTAGGCTTCCATTTGAACATAGCTTCGTGTGTTCCAGTTTGAACCGGGTAATTTATGGGGGTAAACACGAGCCCGTCCATCTTTTGTGTCACTGTAGGTAAATAGTCGTTCATGAACGTCTCGAACTCTTGAAGTAGATGAAACTTTTTCAGTTGAATTTTTACTGGGTCGTATTTCATGGACATCATCATTTTCTTTACACGCTCACACGCATCGATGCGTATGATAAGATCCTCCCGACCAACATTCTTACCACACGCAATCAAACAATCGTAGATCATGAACGTGTCCTCATACAATTCACCTTCTAAAATGGTTCCATCGTACACAGCTTTCCTGAAATTAAGGGGACACTCGAACATATCGAGTGCGCGATTGACAAACATGCATCGCTTCTTATTGTCAAACATGAAAGCGAGCATCATGTACCGCACCCCGTCCGTTTTTTCACACACGACGTACGAGTGTTTCTTCAGAATCTTGAAGTGTTTGTATTCGATGGAAATGGGTTGGGACCCCGGGAATGTACCCTTCACCCCCCAATAATGTTCCATGAACTGAATCGCATATGTGTAAATAGGTTCGTCTCTATTTACATATAGACGTTGCATTTTGTGTTAAAGTTTAAGTCTATTCTTTAAGTGGATTTAACTCCGGAAGAGTTCAGAATGTTTCCGAAGCACTCGTGGGTATAGGTGTTGGTGACCTGGGCCCCGACGTACGCACTGATCTTCACACCAAAATCTTTGAACTTTTCGAACATCACGTCAAACTTAGGTGGGATTTTGTATTTGCCGGTTCGTTTATCCCGCATTTTTTTGAGAATGGGTTTCGACGCGAGAACCCACGTTTTCGCTTCGGTAGTATCAACCTTGTAGATGTCACCGTCTATACAACTACCGACGTTAGTATCAAACTCGAGACCCATCTGCTCGATAGGCTCTTTAGAATCGTTCTTGACCTTCTTTTTGAACATGTCCCAGTTGATACCTTCCTTCGCACCGGGAAAGACCATGACGTCACCGTGAAGATTAGGGTCGATGACCTTCGCGAGGGTCTGGTCATCTAGACCAACGCCGAAGTCGATGAAGAACACGCGATCGTGTGTCCCCATACACGCCTGAATCATTTCCGATTTTTTGAACGTATCGTCATTCACGAAGAACAGTTCATTCTGAATACCACCCTGCATGCACTTGATGTTAAACCTGAGAACGGTGTGCAAGGCTTTCACATGACAAGACCTCGACCGAGAAACCACAATCGTCGCGATTCGCATGTTTATCCTAGTTTAGCATTTAAGCCTTAAGCCTATGTTTTAAGGAAGCCGTGAACGGTAGATTACCCACATGTCCTAAAGTTGTATGGCAATCCGCGAAAATCTTACCACCCATCTGCTGCCAGCGGCGACAAAACGCGTAATCCTCAGAAAGGTATCTTCGCGTCTCAGGGTCAATCATACAATCGAACAGTGCACAGTATTCGTCAAAGTCCCTGTTTTGGTGATCGTTCTTACACGTGAGCGTATCTTTGTAGTATTCATGCATGCGTTCGAGAGCTGAGCGCTTGATCATCATGAACCCAGTGGGCCCGTCTAGCACTTCCACGAATCCGTTCTCGATCGAACGTCTCTCTGCACCGATGTTTACCACGAGACTAGACGAAAGCATCATGGGGTCGCGTTCATCGTTGTCCAGAATACCCTTCTTGACGTTGTCCCACATGACGACCTTCTTTGGGTACACCGCGACGGATATGTCATGACCGGACCGCGCGAGACGAACGACAGATTTCGCGTCAAATTCTACGTCCGCGTCAATGAACATGAAAAGATCCGCGTCCGTCTTTTGCATGAACCGACCGAGAGAGACGTTTCTAGCTCTATGCACGAGACTTTCATTTTCAGTCGTGTCGATCATGAGTTGGATTCCCTCTTTCATGAGCTCTACTTGAAGTCTAACGATACTGGCCATGTACTTTTCTAGACAGAGACCACCATAGCAGGGAGTGCTTAAAAAAATCTTCATAACTACATGTTATTACAATTTATCCTCTAAGTGTCGTTTTACTATCGCTACAATTTTATTCAGGGTCGGGATCGAAAGTGAACATTTGTCACAAATCACGGTTTTAGAAAGGCGGTCTTTCAGCACGGTAAAAATAATAGCTGATGCCACACTCGTCGGAGATTTGCTCATCAAGTCGACACAACTTTCCAGAACTCCACAAATCTTGTTACACTGTAACCGCTCTTCACGCGTAACGTCGAAAGAGTTAAGTAATCTCTGCATGACATCATACGGTTTGGTGATGTAGTTCTTTTCCGTCTTGGCATCGTCGATGGTTTCGGTGAATAATTGTGTCGTACGACTCACATCCTTCGACTGAATCCCAAACATATCCGCAATTTCCTTTGTCGTTCTAGGAATATTGGAGAGTCTGCACGCGTATAAAACGCAGTTGGCCTTGATCCCGGATCGTACCGCACCACGTGTCAACTTAGACTCGTTAAACTTTTTGTATAGAGTCTTAGCATCTTTGAGAACCGTATCCGGCAAGTCTCTACATGCCTCATCAATGTCTTTGTACGCGTGAAACAACGATCTATCCCGATGATTCATGGAATTGTGAAAATTGATTTTCGCCATACGTTTCGTTTCGTATTTGGACGAGTATTTGGTTTCGATGACCGTACCTTTACCCCACGAATCCGAAAATAATTCGTGATTCGCCGAAGGAACGTTACATCTGGAAGGGTCTGACACGCGCCCATCTTCTGATACGCCACTCGTCCATTCTGCAGTGTCGTCTATGTACACGGAATCCACGATGCCACACCCTGTGCACACCATTCCTTCACGCGTCACGACCTTTTCGCCGTTACAATGAGAGCATGTATAGTTATTTACTGGCTTTATAGAGGGTTTCTTGATCATTTGGTCCAAATCGGACCATATAGTAGCCAGTATTTCGGTATCCATTTTTTATTGTACACTTTATAATACATACAGTTTGACGCACTTAGGTTAAAAATTTATCTCGTCCGCTTGGAATTTCGCTCGTTCTTCTATTCGATCCACCATTTCCTTAAATCTTTGAGACCCCGGGCTGGAAGGCTTCCACTCGTTCCACTGGCGATCTATAAACGCGTGGTCCGGAGGGAGCTCTATTCGCCCGTCCACTTCAGAGTCGGAAACCACGAAACTATCGAGATCACTCCCCTCATCTTCAGACTCGTCGTATATGTCACTGTCACATTCCACGTCTACTTCTTCGGTGAGGACATACATGTCATCTTTCACGCGCATGAACACTGTGTCACCTTCAGTAAAATGTTCCAGAATACTATCACCTCGGGTAAGTTCCGTGTTTTCCTCTAGTTTATACACGGAGGCGTTTTTGTATATGAGACTCGTTTCCGCGTAGTATCGTATGATGAGGTAGTCTTCACAATTTTCTTCTACCGTCGCGTACATTTCATCTTCTACATCGTCCACATTAACAAGAACTTTTATCAGGTCCCCAGAACATATCTCAGAAAAAACTATCATATCTAAAGATTTCGGACAAAAAATATTCATTGCTAATAACACACGTGATGGGGGTGAAAATTTTTTCCAAGGCGGACTGTAAATATTGCGATAGCGCAGAAAAGCTATGCAAAGACATGAATCTCGAATATAGTAAAGAATTAGTCGATAAAGATAGGCTAAAAGAAATATGCGGGGCTGGAGCTTCGACGTATCCTCAAGTTTTTGTGAACGACACACACATTGGTGATTACTTCGCGTTTGAAGAATACATCGAAGAGGCGGAACCCATGCTTTTACCTACACTGTCTAGATTTACCGTGTTCCCCATAGAGCACGATAACCTGTGGTCCCTGTACAAGAAAGCTCAGATGTCGAACTGGACGGCCGAGGAGGTTGACGTATCCACGGATATGGACGACTGGAAGAACCTTACCGACAACGAACGACACTTTATCAAATACATTTTAGCATTTTTTGCAGGGTCAGATGGCATAGTATTCGAAAATATAAATAACAATTTCGCTGACGAAGTTCAGCTCACCGAGGCTCGCTCATTTTACGCATATCAGTGTCACAATGAGATGGTTCACGGTGAAACGTATAGCAAGTTGATAGACAAATATATCCGAGATTCTAAGGAGAAACAAACACTGTTTGAAGCTATAAAAACGATTCCGTCTATTAAGCAAAAGGCCGAGTGGGCCATGAAATGGTTCGACAACTCTCGGTCTTTCGGTGAGCGTCTTTTAGCGTTCGCGTGTGTGGAGGGTATATTCTTTTCGGGTAGCTTCTGCGCTATCTTCTGGTTGAAGAAGCGTGGTCTCATGCCAGGTTTATGTTTCAGTAACGAACTCATAAGCCGCGACGAGGGTTTACATCTGGAGTTTGCCCTTGAACTGTTCAAGATGTTAAAGAATAAGCCCGGTTCCGATATCGTCTATGATATCGTAAAGGAAGCGGTTCAGATCGAGAAGTCTTTCATCACCGAAGCACTTCCGTGCAGTCTTATCGGTATGAACTCTGACAAGATGTCGGAGTACATCGAGTACGTCGCTGACCGCCTTCTCAAGCAAGCGGGGTTCAATAAAATCTGGAACACACAAAATCCCTTCGATTTTATGGAAAATATCTCGCTCGACGGTAAAACGAATTTTTTCGAAAAGAGGGTTGGAGACTACGGAAAGATCGACGAGACGACCTCTATCTCTTTCGACGAAGAATTTTAGGGGTTGATAACAACGTTACGACCGTCGGTGCAGTTGCACGTCACAGACTTCTTGTTACCAAAATCAATGGGCGCGGGAGTGTCCATATCCATGTTGATATCCATGGGAGTAAACATCTTACCACTGTCACGGAGTTCAATCTTTTTCTCTTTCATACCAGGCTTGGGAAGCTCGACGTCCGCCATGCGGGGGACAACGGGGCTAGGACCGATAGCCTTGGGGCTGGGACCGATGGTCGCGACCTCGTCCTCGTCCTCGTCCTCATCATCGGAATCCTCCTCGTCGTCGGAGTCTTCCTCGTCGTCGGAGTCTTCCTCGTCGTCGGAGTCTTCCTCGTCGTCAGATTCCTCTTGGGGAGCCGGGCCCACGGTAGGCTCGTAATCCTCGCGGTTCACGTTCATCATACCCCACGTCACGAGCATGAACACGACCGTGTGTAAGAAGAGACCCTTGGTGGAAGGGCATCCGGTGGGGCTGGACACCCACGAGCCGAACACGCGGCGCATGAGACGGAAGGTGTCGGGGTTCGCGATGATGAAGAACACGAGAGCCGACATGATGGAAATTAAAAATTTTTGTTCTTGCTTTTTACCATTGCAACCACATCCACAATCTTTGAAAAGACCCATTTCTGTTTACTCTATTCTGAGAAAAAAATATACTTAAAGTTTGGTCACGTATAGAATATATAACAAGAATGTCCACTCCTATCCAGCAGCGTTATGAAGATTTCAATGCGTCCGACGTCCTCTTCTCCAAGATGAAGAAGAACAAGAACGGCGGCAAAACTGTTTACATTAACGCACCAGGCAACAAGAAACTGTATCTCCAACTCCCTTTCCTTCGCTCCCCCTTCGGTCTGAGCGCTTTTACTGACGAGGCGACGAACAAGACTTCGTATTCTCTTGACCTTTCCTTTGACAAGGATAACGACGCTGCGATGGATCTCATGCAGAAGCTTTCTGAGCTTGATGCGAAGATTATCGAGACCGTCGCCGCGAATTCTAAAGAGTGGCTCGGCAAGGAGTACAACATTGACGTCATTCGCGAGGCACTGTACAAGCCCATCGTCCGCCCCGGTAAAGACGAGTACCCTTCCACTCTGAAGCTCAAGGTCATGACCAAGCCTGACGGGTCGTTTACTTCTGAGGCGTACGACATGTCCAGGAACCGTATGGAAGTTGACGCTATCGAGAAGGGTCAGAAGTGCATGTGCATCGTCGATGTGAACCAGGTTTGGTTCATCGACAATAAGTTCGGTGTGAGCGTTCGCCTCTCTCAGGTACTCTGCGAGCAGTCGACCAAGCTCCCCTCGTTCGCGTTCCAGGGTGTCGACGAGATTACCGGTTCCGCGTCCAACGATGACGATGAGGACGAAGATGAGTGTGAGATTGACGAGTAGATTTAAATTTTCTTAGTTAGTATTAATATGAAGCAGAATGTTCAAAATCTAATACGTGCTAATCCCTGCTCATCTTTGACTGTACTCAAGGGTGTGGTCAAAGTTGGTCAAGGAGAGTATGGTTCCGTGTATAAGGGGTGCTTAAACGGTGAGTGTAAGCGCATAGTGGCGATCAAATCTTCTTCTAACTCACTCAATGCCGAACACAACATAACGAATCGCATGAAAAATAAAGGTGCGGTAAATGTGTATGGTTTGGAAAAGTGTGACACGAAGAATTTCATGTACTCCGAGTACTTGGACGGTATGACGTTCGAGAAGTGGATCACACGGGAAAAGCCTAGCCCCGCGAGTGTGAAGACGGCGATCAAAAAGCTGATCAACATTCTCAAGGCCATTCAGAAAAGCGAACCCACTTTTAGACATAACGATTTGCATTTAGGAAACGTGTTCATCGTAAACGGTGAACCCAAAATCATCGACTTTGGTTTATCTAGTATCAATGGTATTCCCAACCCTGCCATTAACGTTAACATGGAGCTTAAGAACGGCTACGGTATTTACCGGAGCAATCACCCCATGTACGACATTCATTTTTTCCTTAACTCGCTTCAATTCGCGATTCAAAGGTATAAACTTTATAAGTACAATGAATTACTAGTGTTCATTAATCGTGTATTCCCCAAAGGGTACGTAGGATCTAGCACCGATTATGTGCAACACTTTAGGCTCCGAGCTAACAAAACACACGGTAGCCTACCCACCATGACGAACCTCTTAAAAGATACGTACTTTTCCAACCGACCCGCCGCGGTTAATATTTTGAAGAACATAGCGTCTCGCCCCAAAACAAAGGTCACCATTTCTAAGCCTAAATCCCCTTCCCCTAAATCGAGCACGAAATCCGCGAAAGCGAGTGCGGTGCGCAGGGCAGCTAGCATATTGGCGGCGCAACAGAAGATGAAGAAGACGAAGCCACCCCTTCGTCGACCAGCTTTAACGAGAACGGTGGCTAAGCCCCTGTCCAAGTAAGCGAATGCATCGACATGAACATACCCTCGTGTCCGTAGATTCGCATTAAAATATCCAGTATAAATATAATGATTCTCGCTGCTATATTGTTAATTCTCAACATACTCATACTCATGAACATGAAGCCGACCGGTAAGAAAGAAAAGCATCGCGTCCAGTTCGACACGAATGATAAGTGGGTCGTGTACGGAAGTCTCGATTGCCCGTGGACCGTGAAGCAACTCGACCATTTTAACAAGGAGGGATTCAAGCATGGTTTCGTAAACTGTGACAATGGAAAGTGTCCATCTGAGGTCGATGGGTACCCCACGTTAATCAGCAGTTCGGGAACTGTCGTTAACGGATACACGACTATCGACAAACTCGTGAAAAAGTCGAAAAAGAAAAGTGGGACATGGAAAGTATACGGGTCTCGAAGCTGCGGCTGGACGAACAAGCAGATCGCGTACATGCGTAAAAATGGGAAGTCGTTCAAATTCGTCGATTGTGATACCGAAGAATGTGAAGGTATGGATTCGTACCCCACTTTAATCACACCTGAGGGTAAGATGATACTGGGTTACACCGAAGTTTAAAGGCTGCGGAAGATGGAGATGGTGATGGCGAGGAGGAACGCGTCGGAGAAGTTCTTGAGGGGCTTGAGTACGGTGACGTGCTTCACGAGAGAGTTGTTCCAGGTGAATCGGATCACGAAGGTGGTGATGAGAACGGTGAGAACAAAGATGAGAATCTCGTTCACGACGTCAGACGCTTTCCTGGACTTTACGAGTTCCTTGATCATTTTATAGTCTATTAACATTTTTTTCTGAGAATACTATATGACTAAGCAGCCACCTACGAGTGGTTCTGAACATGTTTTCACGACTCGAAGGTGGGGGAGTCCGAAAGGTAAAGTCAACAATAACTGTTACGCGTACGCCGTTCACAACTTTAGAACAGATCGGGCGTGGAAAAGTCAGCCTGGAGAGCGCGCGAACAAGAACCGCCCGCAAACGTATAAAAACTGCGGAACCTTACCTTCGATGGTGGTCGCCGATAATCCGGGTAAGGTGTACATGGTAAAAGCTGGAGAGAAGTGTAAGCCCTCGTACTACAAAATCATGATGTTCGTGGCTACGTGCAAGAACAAGAACTATCTGTGCCAGGGTGATTTTCATTTTTATAAGCAGCATAACAAGACTGAATATAAAGTGAAAAGGGGTGATACGCATGAAAGCATAGCCAAGTTCTTCAAAGTTCCGACGCTGCGTGTTAAAAGAGCAGCAAAGGTTCTCGTACCTGGGCGTATTATCGTTTTTAAGGCTAATTTCTTCAGTCATAAACGTGGGTGGGCGACCGGTCCTTTAGTGACCGGTGCGACTGGAAAGCTAATCACTGATCCTCGTAAGACGTCTCGATCTTACCCCGGACTCAAGTACAACAAGTACTGCAGTTCATTCTGTGTTAAGAACCGCGGGATCAAAGTCGGACATACTTACCCCAAAATCCGAAAGTAAACTTTCTAGGTCCATGGAGGTGTCCACATCGAAAAATACGTCTAATATGTCAAACAGAACATCATCTGACAACGTCACCGCGTTAGACGTCTCGTGGGCGTTATTATGTATGGTTAACTGAACCTTAAAATTGGTACCATCGATTATTTTTCGACATATCGGACACGTGTGTTTGCCCGACTGTTTCCAGTTCTCTATACAGTGAGAGTGAAATAAATGACCACATCTTTGTGGCTTATTTAACCGTGTCTCTCTCACTGTATTGAGACATATCGCACATGTTGTCATTCCTAGCTAGTGTATCGAGATTATTTTTTACTTTTTTACTCAGTAAATCTTAGAGAGATTCATAGTGCTGTCGCACATTCCACAGGGCTCCTTCTCCTTCACGGGCTTCACGGTCTCGTGAACCTCGGGGCCCTTCGCTTGAAGGAACTTGCGGTACGAATAGTTATCTTCGAACTTGATACCATTCTTCATCATGACGTAATCATTGTATAACTTAGACGAGTTGTTAATGGTGAAACACCTACCGTCGGCCATTCCGAGACGCTGAGACATTTATATTACAGTCAGAAATTAATTTGCCTATTTACAGTCGTGTTCACCCACGATTTATACTCCATCGATTTAATTTTTTCGATACACTCCTCAATTTTGTACCCTGAAAAAACATCAAACGTATCCTTCACAGTCGACTTAGATACCCTGATACCATCACACGTGTTTATGTGTTCGTTGATGATGTTGTACGCAAACACAATCTCTTTCAAAGTCTCGGCACCGGTGATGATAATCTTACCCGTACTGAAAATACTCGTCGTGATCTCTTTCATATCCTCCGCTGGCTGAAATTTAATCTTCACGGCCGAATATCTGTCGGGCTCGAACGAAACTTTGAACACATCTGGGTGTTTCTCGAAATGCTGTGTCGTTTTTATGAGGTTGATGTTGTGGTTAAGGCTGAAGTTCGAGTTGATCATCACGATTCTGAACGACTCTGACGGTGGAATAATGTCTGGGTCGAAGGACTGCAGAATGTAGATGAGACTCCGAATGATGTTCGAACAGTTGAAAAGATCGTTACACCCCGCCACCTGAATACTTCCATTCGGGAAAATCTTTACGGACTTCACACTGTAACAATCCTCGTAGGTCAAAGTGATCTGATTGTAAAAAGTTGTCGGCTTGAGTGACCACGTCACATGCTCTCCCGCATTTTCGTTGAGTTTCAGATGAACGTCTGACATCTCGAAGAGTTGACGGATTCTCTTAACATCGACCGCCTTCTTGAAAGAGGATACCATCGTGATAGTCGTCAGCTTTATCCAAGAAGGTTTTATGTCATCTGGGTATCTTCGTCTGAACTCATCTAGGGTCAAGAGATACGAAAATGTGGTATTGGCGATACTCGAAAACATTTTCCATACTTTTTAAATATGATCGTGTTGACTTAGGTTGGATATTTAAAGAAGTTAGAGATAACGATTGAAAAATATCTACAATGCCGTCCTTCATTAAAGAAGCTCACTCATTCACGAAGCATGATGGGGTACCGCACGTGGAACTGAAGTACACCGAGTATGTAGAAGGTGAAGGCTACGTGAATCGTGCGGCACTCTTCGCGACCAAACCCGTGGGTAATTGGAAAGATTTCGTTTCTAGACGTGATTCGTTTAGGTACACGGATTTCTTAGAGACAATGGTTCATATGACTCTGGAAATTCGCCGAGAACTCGTCAGGCTTCAACTTGAAAACGTCATTTGTGAAAACAAAAATATCTTCTCGATTATTCGGATAATGAACTGTATAAAAATACTGGATCCTACTTTTATACCACCCGTTATCAATGTGCAATGCGCCTGGCAGAAACAATTTTGCAAACACATGTGCACGGACACGCTCATTTCTGTAGCTAATACGTGTAAAAATGAATATAGACTAGAGCGCCTCTATACTACGCTACTAAAAATAGAAGAAGAATTATAAGCAAAATAAATATACGTGCAACCATCGTGAACTCACCGGAAGAATCGTTTAAAATTATGTTTTTCTTCTCAGGAGTCTCGTCATCGTACCCTTTATCTATATTACGCCCTGGATAAAGTGGACGAGAAATAGGACAATTAGGTTTGATGGCTTGGCACATATCAGCCCCACGCCAACCAGCGGTGGTGGCCTGTTCACACGCGGGGCTCACGTATTCGTCAAGTACGTCAATATCCTTCTCGCGATCGTGGCGAGCAAACTCACTCGGGCTACGCACGGTGCCCGGGAGCGAAAAATCGTGTTGAACAAATGGGTTCACGCGATCCATAGCATCTTCGTCTTCGATCATGAACTTACTCATCTGTTTATTATGAGTAGACATATTTTTTATGGGCGAGTTTCTTTTCGTGTTCGACCCACATCTGATCTAGATCTATGTTAAGCATGTGTGCCAATTGAAACAAATAACTGAAAACGTCGCCCATCTCCATCATCACGTCTATACCCTTTTCCTTCTTGATGTTCGCCTTCTTGAACGTTCTCTTATATTGCCGGATAGCCGATGCCAATTCACCAAACTCTTCGGATAGAAGAAGCCATACCGTGCTAATGTCGGCGCGGTCCCAACCTTTCACCTTACATATTTTTTCCGTTTCATCTTTGTAATAGTTCAAAGAGTTCATCTTACTTCACTTACGTGTATAATCTTTAAACACCAATTTTGTCACTCTTGTCCATTTTTAAACCGTACGTACTCGTGTTCTGTGGAGCGGTAGGTGGAACCGCCAGTGTATCAATGTCACGCATGTAACCCATGAACTGTGACACACCCGATTGAATCTGGGACATCGCGGTTTTAATGACGATGGAGTTCATGAGTTTCACTTGCTCGTTGATCTCCTTGTGTTGGTCACCAGCGTTATTGATGAATACCACACGCATGATTCCGTACAAGTCATCGGCACTTTGGTAGTCGATGGCGACGCCGGTCTTATCCTTGAACGATTGACGAATAGCCCGCTGAAGGAGGTTCGCGTTGAACTCCGAGAAGAAAAGCGTGTTCAGAGGGGTGGGTGTCTGCTTGATCGAGTTAAGGTGAAGTGCATCACACATTTAATATATCCCAGGAAAAAAACTATATGTAAATTATAAATGATCGTCGGTGCTGACTTCGACAAGGCGTACAGCACCCCTTCCTGTGATTACACCAAGCCCGTGTGCACCGCCCCCAACTGCTTCATCGCCTCGTATCCTCCCGTCTCCAAGCCGGGTGTGGAGGGTCCCTTCTACGTGAACACACAGTTTCTCGAACCCAACCGGTATTACGAAACCCTCGGTCCCGTGACCGTTCGAAGCGAGGATTTCAAGTGTTAATTAAAAAATAGAATCCTAGTATACTCACAATGAAAGTTATTAAACGGTCCGGTCGTGTTGAAGACGTCAAGTTTGATAAGGTCACCAACAGGATCTCCAATCTTAGATACGGTCTCTCTGAAAATGTCGACGCATCTTTGATCGCCAAGCAAGTATTCTCGTCCATGTACGATGGTATCACTACCCACGAAATAGACACGTTATCCGCCGAGATATGTGTCGGTATGATCACCCAAGACCCGGACTACGAAACGCTCGCCACGCGAATCGTAGCGAGTAACATTCAGAAGACTGCTCCCAGCACATTTCTTTCAGCCATGAAAAAGCTCGCAACTGCTGGTATCGTCACATCTGAAGTCGCCGAAGTCGCGTCCCGCGTAAAGGAGTATATCAAAAAAGAGCGCGATTTCGACTTTGGATATTTCGGACTCAAGACACTCGAGAAGAGTTACCTCCAGAAGATCGACGGTAAAATCATCGAGACGCCCCAATACATGTTCATGCGCGTTTCCATCGGTATCCACGGAAACGACGTAGACGCTGTGGTTGAAACCTACGATATGATGTCCCAGGGTAAATTCATTCATGCCACACCCACTCTATTCAACGCCGGAACACCCAGACCGCAAATGTCTTCTTGCTTCCTCGTGTCGAACAAGGACGACTCGATCGACGGTATCTACGGAACCCTGACGGAGTGTGCTCAGATCTCGAAATGGGCAGGAGGTATCGGTCTTCATATTCACGACATCAGGGCTAATAAGTCTCATATTAGGGGTACAAACGGACAATCCGATGGTATTATTCCAATGCTTCGCGTGTACAATTCTACGGCGCGTTACGTGAACCAGGCTGGAAGGCGCAAGGGGTCCATCTCGGTGTACATCGAGCCCTGGCACGCCGATATCATGGATTTCCTCGAGCTACGTCTGAACCAGGGTGACGAAGAAGCCCGATGCCGAGATCTGTTCACGGCACTGTGGATTCCCGATTTGTTCATGCGACGTGTAGAGTCGGGGGGTTCGTGGTCACTTTTCTGCCCCGACAAGGCGAAGGGTCTTTCCGACGTGTATGGCCAAGAGTTCGATGAACTGTACGAGAAGTATGAGCGTGAAGGGTACGCAAATGTTACCCTCCCAGCTGCCGAAGTGTGGAAAGCCATCATCAAGTCGCAGAGTGAGACCGGTACACCCTATATGCTCTACAAGGACGCGTGTAATAAGAAGACGAACCAAAAGAATGTGGGTGTGATCAAGTCGTCCAACCTCTGTAGTGAGATTGTCGAGTATTCCGATAAGGACGAGACCGCAGTGTGCAACTTGTCTTCCATCGCACTCCCATCGTTCGTCGACAAGGAGACCCATACGTTCGATCACGAGAAGCTACACGAAGTTGCCAAGATGATCACCAGAAACTTAAACAAGGTGATCGACAGGAACTTTTACCCTACAGAATGCGCCAGGCGTTCCAACATGCGCCATCGGCCCATCGGTATCGGTGTACAGGGTTTGGCCGATGTATTTTTGCTGTGCAGGGTACCGTTCGATTCCGAAGAGGCGAAGGTGATGAATGCTCATATTTTCGAGACTATTTATCATGCTGCACTCGAGTCTAGCTGTGAACTGAGTGACACCCACGGTCCATACGAGACGTTCGATGGTTCTCCCGCAAGCAAGGGTATTCTTCAGTTTGACATGTGGGAGCGAAAGCCCATGTTCAGTGGTAGATACGACTGGGACGCCATGCGCGAACGCGTCAAGAAGGGTATTCGAAACAGTCTTCTACTCGCACCCATGCCTACGGCGAGTACTTCTCAAATCCTCGGCAATAACGAGTGCTTCGAGCCCTACACCACCAACATTTATCTCCGTCGTACGCTCGCGGGTGAATTTGTGGTCGTAAACAAGCACCTGGTCAAGGATCTCCAAAAGTTGGGGCTCTGGTCGAAGGAGATGAAAGATCTCATGATTAAGGCGGGTGGGTCCGTTCAAAACATCACCAATATCCCAGATGATATCAAAAAGTTGTACAAGACCGTATGGGAAATCAGTCAGAAGGTCATCATCGACATGGCAGCCGACCGCGGTGTCTTCGTCGACCAAAGTCAGAGTATGAACCTATTCGTAGAGAGTCCGACCGTATCGAAGCTTTCGTCTATGCATATGTACGCGTGGAAAAGTGGACTCAAGACGGGTATGTACTATTTGAGAAGTAAGGCTAAGGCTAAGCCTATTCAGTATAGTTTAGACGCCGAGTGTACAGCTTGTTCAGCTTAAAGCTTAACCACAATATACTAATATCATGGCAAAGTTTTATACACTCATGGAGACACTAGATATCCCTAAATATGACGGTCGGAAAATCTCCCTATCTACGAAAGAAGGTAAGCCCGTTCGAATTCAAACACCCCGCATGTACATGCCGTTCGGTATTAGTGGGTTCACACCCGTCGTGGGACCAACCAAATGGAATTTGGATTTTTCTATGAAGGGGTTCGATGAAGATGGTAACTACGTAAAAAGATTTTACGAAACGCTCCAAGAAGCTGAGGCTTCCATCATACGCGAAGTCAGCAATCAAAGTGTAGACATTTTTGGAAAACATATGAGCGTCGAAGAGCTCACACCGATGTTCAACTCCAACATTAAGGAGACGGCCGACAGGGAACCCAAATTTAGGGTAAAGGTCGACACGAGCATGTCGGGACAAATTAAACCCGGAATTTTCAATTCCGAAAAGGTACAATTGAAAGATGATCCAGTAGATAAACTTTATGCAAGAAATTCGGGAGTGGCCATCGTCGAGATGAACAGTGTATATTTCTTGAATAAAATGTTCGGCGTTACCTGGAAACTTCACCAGCTCGTCGTACACGAACCTCAACAACTAAAGGGGTTTCAGTTTATTTTGTAGATGAATTCTCGTTAGAAATCATGAGATAGTAAATTTTTTGCGCTTCTTTCAATAGTTTCCCCTTTACCAAGGTGAAACTATTGGGATCTTCCCCTAATCGTATTTTAGCTACTCGGACAGCTTCGTCCCATGTACTGAGAGTCATGTTTCTTACATTACTTCTTCATTTTTTTTACAAGCTTCTTGTACGCGGCGGTACCCTTCTTAGGAGCTAACTTGAAATCACCCTTCTTCGCGGGCTTGAACACCTTCACCATAGCCTTGGAGCCCTCGGCCTTCATGCGCTTCTTCGCCGCCGCGACAGCCGCCTTGCTCTTGATGTTACCGTACTTGTCCTGGACAAGATCCTTCTTCGTGAGACCGCCAGCGGTGTGCGCCGCGGTACCGTGATACACCTCCGCACGAGAACCTTCAGTTACCATATACATTGTTGTACTATATTATCGGAAAATTTTTCGGATCGCGTCTATCGACTTTTCACACTTAATCGGAATTTGGTCCTCGACCCGCTTATCGTTTAGAACGTCTGCACAGATCATCGATTTGTGTCCCTGAAGAGACATCATCGCCAAATCGACACTGTTGAACGCGGTCGTATTTTTGTAGACTAATTTCTTCACGTGGACCTCTCTCGTCTGCCCGGTTCTATGACACCTACCGATAGCCTGCAGTTCCGTCGCGGGATTCCAACTCGGCGCCATTATATACACGCGCGACGCACACTGTATGTTCAACCCCTGACCACCACACTTGATTTGCACGATCAACACACTACCTGGTGATGACTTGTCGAATCGCTCGAGGGTTCGGTGTCTTTCGTCTTTATCGAGTGAACCATCTATCCTGAATGTATCGACGCTAAGCATCGATTCGATATGGTCCATCTCACCGTTATACGAGCAAAAGACGACACTTTTCTCCTCCGGATGCTGAGACACCATGTTCCTCAAGGTACACATCTTGTTCGTATCATGTACCCACGGTTCTGGTGGCTGTTCGTTCGTCTTGGCGACACCGTTCAAATACAGTTGTGGCCAGCGCATGATTTGTCGCATGCGTAAGAGACACTCGAGAATGTGCATATTGCGTTTCTGCGTAGAAACGCTCGTTCGCATCACGTAGTTGATCGAATCCCGCGCTTCCAAAAATGCCACCTCGTAAAGCGCGCGCTCTTCTGGAAACATGTCCAATTCCACGTTCTCGAAGTGACAATATGGAAGCTCGAGAAGACCGTCTGCTTTGGTTCGTCGAAGGATATAGATATCCTTGATCTTATCATGCATACACTGCACGGCAGTCTTGGAAAATCCCAAAAATGCACAAAGCGTCACAAAGTCGCCCATAGAATTAAACACGGGGGTACCGGTGATAATCCAGCGAATCTGTGATCTCAGTGTGTGTATGCACTTGAATGTTCGGGTGGAACTGTTTCGAATCTCATGCGCTTCGTCCAAAACGATACGGTCCCACGTGATACCACGCAATCTGGAATTTTTGCTGATCATGTGCGAATACGACGAAATCACAACTTCTCCGGATACAGTCTCATCTTCATACGTGTTTACATGCACATGTGGTGCAAATTTTTTGAACTCCTCATACCATTGTTTCACAAGGGACTTCGGTACGATAATGAGTGTACGCTTTTGTCTGTTTTGAAGCATCGTTGCGATGACCTGTACGGTTTTACCCAAACCCATTTCATCGCAAAGAAAACCACCCCTTGGACCACTTTCCTGGTTCTCCATGGAAAGCATCCATTTGACCCCCTTTTCCTGATACGGTTTGAGAGTGAAGGACATGTTGATTATTTATTACAAAATTGGTCTTCTACTTAGGTACATATTTTTGTAGGCTCATGATTATCTGTATGGCTCGCACGGCGAAGGTGAGAGCCTCCGTCTCCACACACATATTGATGACGGTCTGGATGTGATCGATATTTATACGCTGATCGTTCACAAACTCGATCACATACGGAACGACGCGAATAGACATGGGCTTTCTGATTCTTCGCTTATGGTGAACGACCCGTTTGACAACCATACGCGAAACCCTATATGCCCGGGTCAGAGCGATCGCATGCATACACTGTTTTTTTATTAGTACTCAAAATAATCGTCGTCTGAATCCGACGCGATTTCACAAATCTTTGGCACCTCTTCTTTACGCCTCTTTTTCTTAGGTTTAGGATCTTCAATCCCGTGCTCTCGATGATACAATACCTTCTGCCAGAAATCTTGCATCACCGGGAAATACGTCTCGAACCAGGATCTATCACGTTTCACGTTTACCACGACAAATTCTTCTGGGCGCGGCCAATTGAACTCTGCGGGTTTATACTGAATGAAGTCCGCCTCTTCCAGATCTAGGATCTCCATACACAGCTGTAACTGGGGCATATAGTGCTCCGGTACACACGCCTCGATATCTCGGTACATAGGACACTTGATCTCGACGAGCTTACCAGATTCCGACACACCATCTGGACTTCCACCCAACCACATGTGCTTCGGGTGTGGCACTAGACCAATTTCGTGCACGACTTCGTTGTGTCTCTCCTCGTAAAGAATCCTAGCCTCATCTTCATATTTTTCACCGTGTCGCGTAGCTTCGTTACCTGTAAACTTTTCACCTTTCCCACACTTTTTTAGCAAGAGGTCATGGGGGGTTTGGTATTTATTTTTACCTATAGCCGATGCCACGTCACTGGCAGTCAGCATATTCGAACGAAGTTCGAGCCATTCTTCAGACTTTTGTGGCGCGTATACACGGTTAATTAATTCTTCCACATTCGGGTGCATTACCTATACATACACACTCTCGTTTAAGTATATTGGTGTCTGGGGTAAAAGAATGATTTAGCTGCGTATTGCTCCGCTTGTTTCTTATTTTTAGCGCACCCGGAACCCACACATACGTTATCGACGAACACGTTAATGTAAAATACACCATTATCGTGTGCAGCGATGGTATACACGGGCAATTGAAGTCCGTTGGATTGACAATACCTCATCAGATGGTCCTTGAAGTTGTCGTCTACCATGATCGATTGTAAATTCACGAATTCTGGGTCGTTGTAAATACGAAGAATAAACTCCTTCGCGTGTAAAAGACCGAGATCCATGTAAATCGCACCGATTAAGGACTCGAACACATCTTCCAGGATCTTTGGGTTATGGTTCCAGTTATTGCGCATACCCTTCTCGTCCATCTGAATCCATTTGTAAAGTTCCAATTTTGTCGCGATACCCGCCAGGGTTTCACCTCGTACGAGTTTTGTACGCGCCTTGGTCAAGAACCCTTCTTGATGTTTTTCGTAACGGTCATATAGAAACTTTGTGATGACAAAACCCAACACAGAGTCTCCAATAAATTCAAGAGTTTCAAACGAACCTTTTAGATTTTCATTCTCCTTGAGAGCAGACTTATGAGTAAACGCTTTTTGGTACAAATCTAAGTTTGTTATTTTTGTACCAACAAGGGTATCGACAGACTCCTTGTCGATGATCATTTGTATATTATGTTGTTATTTTTTTAAGCAGGAGTAGTCTCCTTGATGTAGTGAGGACCGAGATACTTTTGGAGGTTCAGGAAAGTAACCTGGACGTCCGCGGGAGGCTGGAGAAGATCGCGAAGCTTCTGGTCGAGAACGAGCACGCGGCCGTTGTCGGGGTGCTTGAGACCGTTCTCCTTGACGTAAGTGTTGATTGCGCGAGTTACGAAGCTGCGGGAGACGAGCTTGCCCTCCTCGAGACCGAGGAACGTGCGGAGCTTGTCGGAAATCTTCTGCTCGCGGTTGAAGCCGTTGTTCTTCGCGCGGTTCGCGGACTTCTCGCCGTTAGGATCGTCCTGCTTAGCCTTGATCTTTCGAACAATCTTGGTGAGCGACTTAAGTTCAGAACGAAGGGCGGTGATCTCGGAAAGTACAGTTTCAATAGACATTGTACATTATATATGTACCTCACCTTTAAGTACATTTTTATGTTTACGTAATATAATGGACACGCGTTTGTATTCACCAGCCACGCGAGACAAATTCTTAAACGAAAATGTGTTCTTCCATGATCGTCGGCTCAAAAAATATTTTACCAGAAACCAAGCCGGTGACTTGAAAAAATACAGGCAGCGATTACACTCCGAGTTAAAAGACAAAGACCTCGAGAAGGCGGCGTACGTACTCGTGACAGACACATTGCGTGGGATAATCATAGAGACGATGAGTGAGATATCCACGTTTTTGAAACCGATGGGAGATCTCATTCTCAGTGGTGGTGAAGCGTTTAACATTCACATGGATATCAACAACCGTGTGGTCACGAGTGACATAGACGGTAAATTCGCACCGACGATACCGCACAATTCTCAGTACTTCGGTAAATTACAGGCCGTCAAGTTACTTCTATGGAACAAGCTAGGCGAGATTTCTAAGAAATTGAACATGCGCATCAAGAATGCCATGGAACGCACAGAGTTCAAAAAGCATGCGAAGTACATAGGTTTCGGGTTTGGCCAAAAGGGTCCCTACGTCACACGTAGGTACACACTCATCAAAAAGAAGAAGACGCGTACGAACAATAAACCGAACAAGAGCGATGTGTTCATCGACGTAGAACTATTCGCGTTAGATCTTAACGCGCGCTTGTTTTCTCCGAAGACGGGTAAGATCGAAAAGTTTGTCGTCGGTGGTATTCTAGACATACCGTTCATGAGACCCGGAGAGTTTGGGTTTGATGTCGCGAAATCTTTTAAGAAGGGTATCACCTATAAGAAGCACGGTACTAACGCCAACGTGAGAAACCAGAACATTTACGTGGCCAGCCGCGAATTTTTAATCGAAGATATATACCTCATGCAGAAACTCGGACTTCGACCAGAAAAGAAGTCCAAGGATCGTATGCGCGTGTTCAGGTTAGGTAAACTGTTGAACAGGTCGATTACATCGAAGGATAGCATCGAAACCATATTCAACAAGGTGAAATCTAAACTCAAGAAAGTAAAAACTATCCGTAGACGACCTGGAACTGTGAGTATCAACAAGGCGATACGGGTTAACCCGCGTAAGTTCGAAACGTATACCACAGAACCTTCCGTGGAGAGACTTTCTAAACAAATCGTACACGGAGTAAAACCCACCGTAAATAACGTGATAGTAGAGGGATACGAAAGAACGCACGGTAACCAAAAGTTTAACACGAAAACACTCAAGTGGAAACCAGCATCTAACAACACGTACATCAAGAACGAGTTCCCACTTCGCCCCACCGAGGCTAGACCTTTACCGAGAGATTTACAGACACACGCCACGTTATACGGTTTTCAACCCAGGAGAGATGGTTGGGTTCCTAAACCACTTCTCAGAAAAGCCGCAGACATTCCCTTTATTGGTTTAAAGAAATGAAACTATAATGAGATATAAAATGATTTTCGATAAGGTTTCCAAGGGTGAAGATGGCATTTACAACGTGCGCGCGTTCACTGCTGAGCGCAAGCGTAATCTTATTCAGATTAACAACGTGACCGTGTCCGATGTAAACACCGACATTACCTTCACCGTACCCCAAGACAATGAAGTTCTCAAGCAGCTTCACGAGCTCAACATCAAGAACGCGTTCGATAACAGTGAAGAGTGGTTCGGACGTAAGCTTTCCGAAGCGACACTCAAGAAGGCGTATGTCATGGGCGATTCTATCACGTGCGACTTGATCCCCAGTACGCGTGTCTTCAACGCCGACAAGACCCCAGCCGACTTTGACTCTGTGAAGGTCGGTGACACATGTTCCGTCATCGTCGATTTTGCAGGACTCTGGTTCGCTAAGAAGGCATACGGTCCCAGTTGGAATATTGTTCAGGTGAAACTCCAGCCCAGCCCAGAACCCGAACCGGAACCCGAGCCGGAACCCGAGCCGGAGGTGGAACCCGAGCCGACTTTCGATGAATCTTATCCAGAAGACTATATGTTCAATGACGACGAATAAAAAAATTGTTCACATTATATAAAGATGAATATGTTCAAGAAGCTCCCCATGAGGAAAATCGTGATTGTCGCGGTCGCGCTCATCGTGGTCATCGTTCTGTTCATGCCCAAGTCCTCCAAGTACTCTATCAAGGAGACCATGTACGCTCCCGCCGGCGCTTCTTCCGTCATCGGCCCCGCCCCCGAGGAAGACGAGACCTCCGGTTGTGAGATGAAGGCGGGTACTGGCCTCGCGTCTTCTCTCCTCCCCCGCGAGGTTGCCTCCAAGGAGGATTTCGGTCAGTTCGCCCCCGAGGAGGTCCTCGCCGGTCAGAACTTCCTTGAGCCCCGTAACCAGATCGGTTTCCCCGAAACCACAGGCGGTGCTCTCCGTAACGCGAACCAGCAGATCCGCGCTGAGCCCCCCAATCCCAAGAGCCCCTTCACCTGGAATAACTCTACCATCGTTCCCGACCTCATGCAGCGCCCCCTTATGTAATTAGCTTAAAGATAGAACTGCCTTTTAATACAAAATGGCTTCTGTCTCAACCGATGATCTCACTACAAGCGTCTCTAAACTGGTTGACCTTAATCAGCAGATTAAAGAAGCTCGAGCAGATATGAAAATTCTTTCCCAGGCGGAAAAAGCACTTAAGTTGCACATCAAAAAGTTAATGTTAGATAACGGACTCGACGTCATCAACACCAAGACTGGTAAGATCTCTGTCAAGAAGAGTGTCAGGAAGGTTGGTCTCAACAAGTCGTCGATTAAAGACGGACTGAACGTGTTCTTCTCTGGTGACGATCAGCAGGCGGAAAGTGCCTTAAAGGTTATCCTCGATAGTCTACCAACAAAGGAAACCTCTTCCATCTCCATCTCCGGACTCAAGAAGACAGCAGACTAATGGTGTGGGAACAGTACGTGTACGAGGCGTCGAACGGTGCGGAGGTATACAACAGCGACGATGACTTTGACGATGAATATGATGATGTTCTTCACGTCGAAGATTGGCGAGATTTCAACAGTGACCACATCGAGTATATGTGGGGTATACTCAGACAGTATCTATACGATGCGGGATATCCAGCGAACATTCTCCGCCATGCTTCATTCGAAGATTTTGTGAGATTCTGTTATGACCATTCGTGATAGAATAGATAATTATATTGTAATACAATAAATGCTCCCTAACGTTACCTCTCAAAAAGTTGCGATCCCGGCCGCCCTTTTCCTCGCGCTTAGCCCCGGTATGATTCTCAAGACCAACGGTGTTAAATTTTCCATGAAGAACGTCTCGACTGACCGCGCTTCCGTGTTCTTCCACGGTCTCGTGTTCTTCCTCGTGTATTCTCTCATCGCGAAGGCTATGGGTCTCGTCCTCACTCGCACGGATCTTCTTGTGACGACTTCCCTCTTCATGACCCTCAGCCCGGGTATGCTACTCACTATCCCTCCCGGTAAGTTCATGTCTGGGAAGACCTCTCAACCCGCCATCATAGTTCACACCGTCGTCTTCGCCGTCGTCTTCGCTATTTTACGAAAGCAATTTCCTCAGTTTTATTAAATGATACTTGATGGAGTATCTAATTCTGGGGCCCGCTTCTATGGGCATTTTCTCCATGTTGGGTGCACTAATGCAACATGAAGAAGATTTAAAAAACATAAAACACATCTCAGGTTCGTCTGCGGGTGCAATCATAGGTGCCGGTATTGCCATGGGTCTCACACCACACGAAATACTACATAGGTGTTTGGATACAGACCTAGTGAAATTTACTAAATATCGCATTCACGCACTATTTAAACGGTACGGTCTCATAGACATGGACTATGTGAAAGAGGGTTTACTAGAACTCTTTGGGTCTAATCCGACGTTTGGTGAATTACCTAAAAAATTATACGTATCGTCGTACTGTTTAAATCGGGGTAGAACTGAATATTTTTCCGTGGATACGCACCCGGATATGTCTGTCATAGATGCAGTGTGTATGAGTATCTCTATTCCATTCCTAGCATCAGCGACGACATTTCAAGACATGATCTATATGGACGGGGGTACACAAGAGCGTATACCCATCACGCCATTTATTCATGTACCACCAGAGAGAATACTCTGTATAAAATTAAAGTCACAGGAATTGTTTTTCGAAAAGATAGAGACGTTCAAGGATTTCTTGAGTATCATGATGTCTTCCATTTTACACATTCGAGCAGACATAAACACGCGGTCTTTCGGTAAAACGGTAGAGGTGGACACGGGAGATTACGATCTCTTCTCGTTCACGATGTCACACGAAGATAAACTGCGTTTATTTTTCCTGGGCATGCAGTCGTAACCCATTGATGATATTTTTTTTATAGGTTTATAACAATATGGACGTGTGTGATCCAGGTCAAGATTTGAAAAATATCAGGAAACTAGTGCTGGTTCATACAGGTAAACGTTTGAAATTGGAACGAGAGAAGGTATGTTCCATATACAAGTCTGCGGAGAGGGGTCATCTTCCGTTACCACCCCTTAGAATAACCAAGGACAAGCGTTACCTCATAGACACCAAGTCTCCCCTGTCCCAAAAGGACTACGAGGTTCTGTTTAGCTCGAGCGTTTTATCTTCAGAGATGAAACGGTTGGCTAAGAAGGTTGGTCTTTTGAACGTCGATAAAACTATCAGTGAGTTGAAGGCTGCCATCGGGCGCCGGTTACACAGTTTACACGTACGCGAACCGGTTTTATTAAGTGGTCGCAAGGAACGTGAATCTGTTATCAAGACGGAGAATGGTGATTTTGTCGTAAACGAGAACCGTAACCAGAATAACAGTGGAAACCGGGTCAACAACGGTAACGTCAATGGAAACCGGGTCAACAACGGTAACGTCAATGGAAACCGGGTCAACAACGGTAACGTCAATGGAAACCGGGTCAACAACGGTAACGTTAATGGTAACCGGATCAACAACGGGAACCGGAACCAAGTCAACAATGGAAACCGGAACCGTAACGTTAATACCAATGTGAACCGTAACCGTGACGTCGCTAATGGACGTGGTCAGCTTTCTAGAATGTTAGCTAATAAGAGGCGTCAAAATCGGTACAGGAGATTGGTCAATTCAGTAAAACCCGAACCCGCGCAAGCACAAACTCGTGGTTGGTTTGGTGGAATGTTCACATCTAAACCCAAACCTGTCACCAATACCAGTGCTTTAATAAACGCGCAAGCAAAAATTCGCGAAGCCGAAAAAAAAGCAGAATTACTGCGTCAAAGAGTCGCCACCGGTGATGCAGCAGCTAAGAATGCAGCCAAAAAAGCCGAGGAACAGCTCAAAGCTGCACAACTCAAAGCCGCTGAAAACAAGAAAATGGCGAACGAAGCGAAAGCTGCGTTAAATAAAGCAGCTAGAAACAGACAAGCCGCTAATGAAGCGGCAAAAGCTGCTTTAGAAAAGGCTAAGAAGGAAGCAAATGAAGCCGTCGCGAAGATCCGACAGGAAGCCGCGAATAAAAATATCGCGGCCAAAAACGCGTTAGAAAAGGCTAAACAAGAGGCAAACGAAGCTGCAAAAGCAGCCATCGAAAGTGGTACAGCCGAAGCTCGCGAAGCGGCTAATGCAGCAAAACGTAATCTTAATAAAATCCAGTTAAACGCCAAAAAGGCTAAAGAACTGGCTAATAAAAAGATAGAACTTACACGCTTAGCGGCGAATTCTGGTGTTAACTTTAGTGCTAATATAAATTCTATGAATGCTAACACGAACACGGACGCTCTACGCGTGAAGATACAAAATGCCATTGACCGCAAGGCCAGGGAAGAAGCTAATCGTAAGGCCAAAGAAGAAGCCAACCGAAAGGCCAAGGAGAACGCGAACCGAAAGGCCGAGGAGAACCGCATCGCCAAGGAAGAAGCTAACCGAAAAGCTAAGGAGAACGCGAATCGCATCGCCAAGGAAGAAGCCAACCGAAAAGCTAAGGAGAACGCGAACCGAAAGGCCGAGGAGAACCGCATCGCCAAGGAGGAAGCCAACCGAAAAGCTAAGGAGAACGCGAACCGAAAGGCCGAGGAGAACCGCATCGCCAAGGAGGAAGCCAACCGAAAAGCTAAGGAGAATGCGAACCGAAAGGCCGAGGAGAACCGCATCGCCAAGGAAGAAGCCAATCGCAAGGCCAAGGAAGAAGCCAATAGGAAGGCCAAGGAAGAAGCCAA